AGCCTCAAGGCTCAACCTCACAATCTCGCGCACCTGGCGCATGATAACCCTCCTCGTCGGCATCCAATTCTCCAAGCTGTTTCCAGTCGGAGAAATGGCCCAACGATCAGGCCTCACACCATCGAAACTGCGCGCGATCAAATCGGAATGCTGCGCGGAGAATGCTCGGAATGCTGCGCGCGATCATTTCGGAACCCTGCGCGCCATCAACTCGGTACGGTGCGCACCATCATCTCGGAATCCGCAGACCATGAAGCCGCGGGCGATGGCGAGCTTGCGCAAGGCGCGTGGCACGATCTTTTCCGGCCGGTGCAGATAGCGGTACGAAGTCAGCTCCAGCTCGCCGAGCAGGCCGAGATTGGTTTCGAACGGCACGAGCAGCCCGGTCACGCTGACCGGCATATGCGCGCGCGTGGTGAAGGGGAGCAGCAGCAATTCCAGGTGGGCGAGGCCGCCCGAAGCCGTGCGCGCGGTAACGCCCGCAAGCGCACCGAGCGTTTCCTCGGCGACGATGGTCGCGATGTCCTCGATCTCCCGGCGGCTGTCGCCCGCGAACAGCGACAGGAAACTCGTGTCCTTCAGGTCGCGGCCGAACAGCGCGCAAACCCGCGTGCCGGCGACGCGGAAGGGGAAGCCGGCAGTCGTGTCATAGGAAAGCACGAAAATGTCGCCGAGCAGCTCCCGCACCTCGCCGGGTTCGATCGCGCTGCGATCAGGCGCACGTTCGCCAGCGCGTTTGCTGTCCCAATAGGCGAAATATGCAGATGTCGCCGGATGCTTCATGACGCCACTCAACTGGTAGCCGCGACATCCGGGACAGTTCTGTCCCGTTTTCGCGCGCTAACACTCCCTTAACCGTTTTGCAGGAAGGCCGGTGCAGCGTCCATGCCGGAAGCCGGATTTGGCACGGGCAGGCGAGGGGTTTGCGCCGTTAAGGTTAAGTTAACGATTGTACCTATTAACCAATTGAAATCGCTTGAGGCAGTTCGAGGCTATTCGCCAGTGTCGTTCGCCGTGTGTTTTCCGCCCCTTAGGGCGGCAATTTCGGCGGTCGTCTCATCATCATCCCGTAGGTAGATCCAGGTCGTTTCGACGTTCGAATGACCCATAGCCTGCTGGATGTCTTCGGGCTTGGCACCGAGCCGCTTGGCGTGCGTCCCGCCGCCGGCCCTGGCATCTCGGCTTTGAACCTTGGTCGGGATCCCGGCCGCGGTCGCGAGCTTGCGCCAGTCCTTTCGATACGACGAATCCGGGTAGGGCAAGCCGGTATCTTCGCAGACCACCATTGGCCCCGCAGCCGGGAACATGTCGCGCCGCAAGTTCACATGGCTGACCCCTGCCATCAAGGCCAGTTCCTCGATCACGCCGGGATAGAGGTGCAGCTTATAGGTCTTTGTCTTGCCAGCGTCCGGAGTGGCGATCGCGCGCTTGCCGCGGAGTGACTTGCTGATCCTGTGGACCAGGTTGAAGTGCTCATCGACTTCGCGCCAGTCAAAGCCGTACAGCCACTTATGACCATCGCTGCGGGTAATCGCCGACATTCCGGGCTCCGACATCGGCAACCACTCGCCGATGACATCCTTGGGCCGCACGATCAGCTCATACTTCAGCCGCTCAGCCAAAGCCATGGATGGGGCACCGGCCTCCCGCGCGGCCTTGCAGAACGCGATGACTTGTTCTGCGGTGATGATGCTCTTGCGGCGCTTGCCCTGCTCAAACCGCAGGATCTCAAGGATGCCGCGCACGCGCTGGCAGTCCTCATCCTCAAGGATGGCCGCTCCAAAGCCCAGGATCATCCGCAGCATCGTCATGCGGCCCGAAGCCCTCGGAATATGCTCGCCATCTGCTGACCATTTCTCAAACCAGCGCTTCAGATCGCGGGCTTTGACCTCCTGCAGCCGCCGCTTTCCGACCGTCTTTGAAATCTGGCCCAAGTGCGAGTTATATGTCTTGGTCGAGCGATAGCGGATCTTCTGGTAGTCGCTGTCCGGATCGGACTTGTAACAGTTGATCAAGCTATCGATTGTACCGTCGAAGCGGTTCCCCGACTTCTCGTTCTTGCCCTTGTTCCAGGCGTGCATTTCATCTTGCAGGCGCTGGCATTCGCTCTGGATATAGAGCGTGGCAGCATCGTCGAGCTCGGCGTCAGGCGTGCTGACAGGCGGCCAGACGCGATGTGTCTTGGGCTTGTATCCATCCTTGGCAATGTCGGTGCGCGCAATCCAAACGCAGACCCAGCGGCGGCCGTCAGCGCGTGACTGCCAGCGATGGCCTGGTGCGTCGTCTAGGGGCGGGGGCCTCGTCATCCCAATTCTCCTCTCCGTCTGTTGGAACCGAGGCGACGATAAGCCCCGCCCGACGTTTCATGAAAGCGTCAATTGCCGGCCAGTACCGCTTTCCCCCGAACAGGGGGTCTTTCCGCGGGAAGCCGCCAGCCTTCTCCAGGGCCTTGATGGCGCGCCGGGCCGTCTTGTCGCAGACCCCCCATCTCTGGGCGATCTCGAGATCAGTCAAGAAATCGGCCTCTTTCAGCGGTTCGCTCACTCTGATCCCCGTTCCTCAGATGCGACTGAAAATGAAGGAAGCTGCCGGATCATCAAGTCACCCGGTATTGGCTTCTTTCCCGTCATCTGCTTCATGAAGAACGCGCGCTTGAACCGCGCAGCGCCGTCGCGAAGATTGCGAGCCCATTCCGGCTTCATCTCGCGTGCTTCTCGGCCGCTCTCGCCGCCGCAGATAATCCAGTCCGGCGCGTGCTTGTCGAGGATGACAGGGCCGAGCATTGGCTCGATGCTGGCGAAGGTGAACAGCGGCCCGCAAGCCATGGCAACGTCCCACAGCTTCATCCGGTCGCGGTCGTATTCCTCCTGGTTCGCCATGGTGGCACCGATAGCCGTATTGGGAGGAAGGGTGGGGTTGCCCTCAAACGGATTCGTCATCTTGTTGACGTTGCCGATGCGCTTCGTCAGCAAGAGCCAAGTCAGGTTCGGCGTCTCATTGATCAGCTTGAACAGATCGCGGCGCCAGAGCGGGTCCACCTCGTTGTCAAAGACATCGGCGAGAGAGGCGCAAAAGACGAACGGGTGCGAGCCATCCGCTTGGGCTTGGCGATTCCAGCGACGCGGAAGCTGCCAGTTGGCCGCCGATGTCCGCTGCCGATCCTCCCCAGTTCCCCAGCGGACACGGCCGTAGCGCGTATCCATCATGGCCTCGGCATAGCAGTGGTCGCATGCGGGGCTGACCTTCGTGCAACCTATCCACGGGTTGAACGTGTGCGTCGTCCACTCGATCTTGCTGTTCTCAGCCATTGCTTGAGCCCCGTTCATTAAAAGGGACTGATTGCCTGCGGTCGATCCGGTAGCGCACCGGCTTAGCGCCGCATTCGCTGCAAGGATCCCAAACATTGTCCTGGCACCACAAACGATCGTCGCCGGTCACCGCACAACGCTCGCACCATGGTTGCAGCCAGATTGCTTGATGCTCAGCCACGGCTTGTCTCTCCATCGTGGGAAGCAAGCGACAAGATGGCTTCAGGCGTTTCGACCACATCGATCGAGAAATAATCGCTCGCCGACGTTTCCATGTTGGCGGCCATGGCAATGTGGCCGGTAAACAGCCGGGTCGTCTGCCTGCCCATCTCCCAGAACTCGCCGACAATCATCTGGGCCACGCGGTCCATGTTGACCCACGTCTCCCGCCTTTCAGCATCCGGCCTGTGAAGCTTGACCCAAGTCATGTTGCGTCTCCGTCTTGTGAAATGAGCTGCGATCAAGCCAGCGATTTGACGACCGCGCGGAACAGCTTGTCCTTCGCCTGCTGATGCTCGGGAAGTTGATCGAACGAAACGATGCAGGGATGCGTCTTGGCCGTAGCATCCTTCACCGCGCCATAGACCCAGCCATCCTTCACCTTGTCGGCCATCCAGGCGTCGTGCTGGGCACTATCGGGAGCGTCCGGATTGTCGATTGCGAAGTAGACGCCGGCAATTGCGCTGTCTCGCTGCCATTGATCGGCGAAATGCCATTCCTTTTGCGTGTGGTCGCCGTTAGCGATGCACCACGCACGGTTGGCTTCATGGCAGACGCGGGCGATATTTTCGATGGTATTATTCATGTCTATTCTCCAGAGTGTTGTTTGTCGTGAATGATGGGCGCTGTGCGCCAACCATGATGCCAGCAGAAGGCTGCATAGGCCGCAACATCGCGTGGATCGCCCTTTGCAACATGCTCCAGCAACTGGCGCTGGCAATCGGCTTCCCAATTCGGGCGCTTCCATCCGTTCTTCCAGCCATACTTCTTTTCGGCGGCTCGAAGTTTTTCAAGGAGGGCAGCAGAGAATCTGCTGACTAATTCGGCAAGCTGATCTGGAACGCAACGAAGACCGCCACAATGCGAGCAGACATTCCCGTAGCCAGTGCCTGGCGTTTCGAAACCAGAACCGCCACACCTCGGACATTCAATTAAGGCTGGGGCTTCACGGGGGCGCAGGCCCTCAGCCCCGTAACTTTCCTGCGCTGCATCTCGTTTGTTCATGGCCGCAGCTCGACCAACTCTTGCGTCAAGCGCTCCTCGCGCTCGGCAAGTAGTCGGTGAGCCTCTTTCAGAGTTTCGAAACGCTGGATAAGCATCTCAATGGCGGTTGCTGTGGCGCCCATCCCCCTTGTCGGGAGGTAATCCAGGTTTTTCTTGATTTCGCTGATCAGAAATTCGTCCCTCATTTTGTTCTCCTCAGTCAAGGAATTGAATTTGGAGAAGTTCGACGTTGTAAAAGGCGTCCTCAAGCTGAGATCGCACTTCGTCGAAGCCATAGGCGTAGGTTTCGCCGTTCTGAATCAAACCGTTGAAGTTGGCGAGGTAGCGAATGTGACGGCGAGTTGTTGAAACGTAGGTCATTTGCTTGCTCCGTCTTGACTGTGATTACGTACATACGATATATTCCAGCCATCGTCAATATCGTACATACGAAAAAAGAGCATGGGACGCAAAAAACTTTGGCCAGAGCGCATTACCCTGCCGCTGACCACGGAAACCGTGGAGCGGATCGACGCGAGTCTTGAGAAGGGTGAGGCGCGGGTTGACATGATCCGCACCGCTATCGATCGGGAATTGAAGCGTCGGGAGCGGAAGGGCTAGGCTGCCGATTGTGCGGAGGGAGGTGCCGACAGATGCACGCGCCATCTTCCAAGCCGCAGAGCTTGCAGGTTGGACGCGCCCCATCGGTCGATGCAAGCGAGGCTGAGATAGCGCGATACGCCATCGCTCGGCTTTCTAGGTTTTGCGGGTTGTTGAGGGCCGAGCGAACGTATTGGAGCGCCGCCGTGCATCTCTCGACCCGATCGGTGGCCTGGGCGAGCTTCTGTTCGGTCTCGGCGAGCTGGGCGCGGAGTTGCTTCACGCGCTCCAAGGCGCGCTCTTGGGGATCGCAGGGCAGTCCATTGCCTTGGCACTTGCCATTGAAGTCTGCACAGTCGCGGCAGCGTGGCTCGGGACCGCCGGCAATGGCTTCCCACAGTTTTAACTTGTCCTGATGCGCAGCGCGAAGCTTGCCGGCTAGGTCGTCCGTCTCAGGCTGCGACCGACCGCGAAGCCGCACTTCGAATTTATCGAGAATGGCGCGGGAGACATCCTCTTCGTCGCTGACAACAAACTCGTGCCCGTTGTCATAGAACCAATCGGCAAGTTCTTCGACGCCGACACTCCCTGCCGGCCCCTGCGCCGCACTGGCTGCGGGGTGGGGCTGAGCAGCGCCGGCGTTGTATCCGTTGGCCCATGCGGAAGCTTCATCCGGCCCGTACCAAACGGGCGCGTCTGATGCCTCCATTTCCGTCGCTGCCGGAGCACTGGCTGCGGGTTCGTGGGCATAGGGGCACATGCCGTCATGCCCGCTGAGATCGCCACCGCCGCACGAGCAATCATCTTCGGGCTCAGCAGCATTTGCTGCCGGCAACCGACGATGTGCAACGGCCTTCAAAGCCGAGTTGGCCAATCCAAATGCGGCAACCGGGTTATTCCCGAACTTGCTGTGATAAAACGGATTGTCCATGATCGCGTTCTGCGCCGCTGCGACATCGGCGGGGCTCCATCCTTGGGCAGAAACGCCACTCAACGTTTCGTCAGACATTCTCAGCCTCCAGCAGCATGTCAGTGAAAATCGAGATATCGGCCTTGTGTTCGACAGCCGGCTGGAACAACTGGCTGAGAAAACAGCAACAGCCTGCGCTCGGCGCAATCTCAGCGAGCAGGTACCCGGTCCACGTGCGCTCGTGCATGACCGAGGTGACCGTGTAGGTATTGCCGACGATCAGGCCGGGATGGGACGAAAGGCCTCTCGTGACGCAGACTACAGGGAATGTCACTTCAACCTCCCGATGATCGGCGGGTTGCCGTACTCGTCTCTGCCGAGACGAAGAAAGTTGATGTAGAGGAGGCCAGCGAGGAGGATGGCGACCGCAAGGAAGATCATGTGCGCCGCTCCACCGTGCCGTTCATACGCTTACGTATGCCGCTCGCGCGTGAGCCGGGCATTGGTCTGCCCTTCTTCGGTTTGATGCCGAGATGGGCCGCGCGCTTGCGATAAACTCGCGATTTTTCGGCAACGTCTTGCGCGGTCTTCAACCGATGTGGTGCCTTCAGTGCGGGGGCAAGGTTAGACTCACGATGCTCCCCGCCGTTGATAAGAGAAACAACGTGATCCAGGTCCCACGTCTCACCTGCTCGTATTGTTCGCCCCGAGATATGGCAAATGCCGTTATGGCGCTCAAAAATGCGAAGTCTAACGCGAGGAGGTACTTGAGAATCATGAGTCTTGCCGATCCATTCCTTGATTGATCTCGTCATGCTGCCGTCTCCACGACCGGAAGCGGCATTTCTAGAAGCTCAACTTTCCTCTGCATGAAATGCTCTGGGAGCAGCTGGCCCTCGTTGCGGCGCTTGACTGCGGTGAAGGCCAGCCGCATCCACATCAGTTCTCGCTCGCTCGGTTCGCCACCGAGCATCTGGAGTGCCAGTCCGTGTTTGGCCAAGAGGGACTCCTTCCTGTCGTCTGGGCGGGTGAGGGCGGCGAAATACGTGTGCCGCCAGTCGTCGGAGAGCAGCGACGCTTCAATGAAGTTGGTGCCCGGAGGGTCAGCACTCTGGGGAGGAGACAGGGCCCCTCCGGGCACCTTCGTCCGATCGCCGTTTGCCGGGGATGCGTCGGACGAGTCTGAATCTTTGAAGATAACCCCATGGTTCGCGCCAAAGGCGGCCATGAGTTCCATGCAGTCGGACATCTCGGAGACCGACAAGTCAGATGAGGACTGGCTGAGATTAACAAAGCCGTTGCCGTCGATGTTCGGCACAATGCGGACTTCGCGCTTGAGCGCATCCAAGAAAATCAATTTCCAGTCTTCATCCGTCAGCTTGATGCCGTGCCAAGGCAATTGCTCAGCGATATCCCCCAACATGGCCCAGAAGCGATCGTTCTGGGCGCCGGTCCTGCGTTCGGGCTTGACTTCGACGCGCATCCCGACCGCCAGCGTCTTGGCCAGCTCAGCCACGCGCTCTCTATCGGACGGGCCACGTATGGTGATGCCGATGCGGTTCAATGCACCACCTCTGCATAAAGCTCGCCCGCCCCGGTGCGATAGGCCTCGGTTAACTCCTCAAACAGAAGCGCAATATTGTGGTAGTTGATTTCGAGTGACGTGTTGTCGGACTCCGGGTCCCATCCAGTCATGGCGTGGAATGCCGCCATGGCCCCAGCCATATAGAGCCCTCGCGCCAGATCGAGTTGCTCGTCTGAGATTCTGTCCTTGTCACTTTGGCGCTCGATCTCGGCCCAGTGGTCTGCGATCAGCTTGTCGCTCATGATCTCCCCCACTCATTAACTCTTGCATCGACGAACCGGCGCAGGGACTCGGTAAACCCCTTGATCGATCGGTCTATGTCGACACCTTCGTGCTTCCAACCATTGTAAATGATCGTTGCCAGAACTTGCTCAAGTGACACGATGCCTATCGTTGGATTGATGTTCTCTGCATGTAAAAACTCCAAAATGGTGCCATGGATGCGCTGTACCAATTCGTCGTCTTGCTCAGTGAACTGATGGCTCATGATGCTTTGTCCACCAGGTCGGCGGATGCCTTGAGGTTCTTGAGCAGGGGCGAGCGGCGCTCGATGTAGAGCGTGCGAAGATCGGCGACCTTGGCGTCCAGTTCCTTCAGGAACTCCTTCACCATTAGTTCAAGCTCAGTGATCCGCTTGTCGTCGCGCTCGACGCGGGACACAAACAGGGTCATCGCCTCCGGGAAGCTTGGATTGTAGAAGGCCAAGTCGCACCAATCTCTGCCGGTACAGGCCATCTGCCATGTGGCCTGGGTGACGTATTTCGCTGGGACGGCGCGATCGAGCAACACTTCGAGATGGGCAGCCGCCTGGCAACACTTGATCTCGACTAGCCCATCACCCCCCACGAGTCCGTCTGGGCTCGAATGCGTCCCCACAATGGTTGGGTGCTTGATAATGCCGACCTGTTCGACGCTCACATCCCGATAGAACTCATATGCGCAGCGTGCCTCTGGCTCGGTGTCGGTGCCGTGTTGCATCGCCGCCGTGATGAATTTCTCGGTCGGGGCGCCGGTCAATCGCTCGCACGCTAATTCAGCCAGCAGGTTCGCTCGCGAAGCGCCAAAGCCCGTTTTGGTCTTGGCGATGGCGTCAGCCACACGCGATGCGCCCAGGGAGCCGCAACGGGCAAGGCGCCACTCCTCGCTGCCCTGGATCAATTCTTCTGTCACAGCGGACTCCTTTTGGCCTCCAGCGCGGCCTTGGCGCTTTCAAATTTTCCCGCAGGCAAGTCACCCAAAAATTCGACCTTGAGGTATTTGCAAAACTTCGGAATGTCTGCGCCAACCTCGCCGGCCAAATTCTGCAGTTCCGCTATCTGCTGGGCTGTAATGAAGATGCCGTTTCCGTTCGGTGCCTTGCCATTGCCCTTGTGGGCGTCCTGCGCCGCATTGCCGTCATCGTCCTCGTCGGAGGAGTTGCAGATCAGCGCGGCGAGCGAGTATCTGCGGGCATAGGTGATTGCCGAGCCCATTTCGTGCGGCTTGGTGGTGTGGGGCAGGGGATAGTCGGTCGAGATAAACTGACCGCTGGCATGCATCAGAGTCGTTCTCATGGTCATGCCGTGCTCGGTGGGCTGCATGATCTGCACCACGGCTAGGCCGTTGGCCGAGAGCGGCGCGCGGATGGCGTCAAGGACTGATGAGAGGTCCGCATACTTCGATCGGAAGTGCGGGTTCGTCCGGTTCATGACCGCGTTCTGCATGGCTCCCTGTGCCTTGGCGAGCGCCGTTGCCAGTTCGTTGATCTGATCGCTTTGGGTCATCGCTGGAACTCCTCTATAGTCTCACGCATGCACTCGTTGATGGCGTGGCGCAGGCCCTCGTTGAGATGGTTGGTCTGGTGCGTAATCTCGACCAGGCTGGCGTAGGCCTCGCGGATGCCTGCAAAATTCTCGTTCTCAACCGCAATCTTGAAACTCCGGACCGCGTCGGCGAAGCGATCGACCAATGCCCGATATTCAGGGCCGGACCATCTGACCTTTCTGATCGCGTACAATTCGTCCTGCCTGCGCTTGTCGATGGTTCCTTGCGGGCCGGTCGCTACCCCGGCGATGTGTTCCTCGGGGTGCTTCCCTCGCGGGCCTGCAGAGCCGAGTGGCCCACCTTCCTGGCCGTCTGCGCCTGTTTTTGGAGTGGCGCTCCCTCGCATTGCGTGTCTTCGATTTTCCACGCCGCCGCAAGAACTCTGAAATGCTTTGCTCATGATCGCTTCACTTCAGGATCATGATCTCCGACCCTCACGAACGCGCCAGCGGGTATCCGCCCGACCTTGTAGATGGCGAGGGCCGTGTTGGGATGAGTCGAACGAAGGCGGTTCAACTCCTCTGATGCATCGTCGAAGGTCAGATGCTGCTTCGGTCTGTGGCCGAGGATGATATACATTGGCGATGGACCCTCTGGTTGATCGCTTCGCAAGCTCTGCAAATGCGGCGTGTTCTGAGTTTTTTGTCGGTATAGATTCGCGTGTTTTCTACAGTGAACTCGTGACCATGTTTGCAGTGAGTTTTAACTCGATAAAAACGGCGGCTATTCTCCGCTATGGTCACCGGCTCTAAATGACGAGGATTGACGCAGGCCTTGTTGAAGCAAAGATGATCAATAACTAGCCCGGCGGGTATCGGGCCAAGAAGTAGCTCATAAGACGCTCGGTGAGCCCTCTCTTTGATGCGCTCGCGACTGAAGATACCGTAACCATCCCGATCAAGTTGGCCGCGCCAATTCCAGCACGCATCGTCGTTAGGCGCGTCGCACAGAGACAAGAGCCTCGCCACCGCGCTGCGTTGTCGTCTTCTCAAGGGATCACCATGTCATCGAGAGCGATGTCGATGAGGTCGAGAGTCTCGGCCGGGAATTGGTCGGCGATGCATGGGCCGTGTCCCCAGGGCCCTGCTTCATGGATAATGCGCCGGACTTCGCGAAGCGTGCTCTCTAGCTCGTCATTCCGCTGATACGCAGCCGCCAGCTCCGGATTGTCCGCCTCCCGAATGAGGCAGATCGCCTCGCAAACCGAGATCGGGCTTACCTGTGTCAGCGGTGACTCGCGGCAGGACTGAACGAGTGTGATCAAATCTTTCATGGGCAATCCTCCTATAAATTTTCTTCGATCCAGTCGGCGATTTCTGGGAATGTCAGAAATCGCTGATCATTCATCTTCCAGCACGTGGACTCAGCGATCGGGCTCAGCTCAATCTCAACGGAAAGTTGTTCGGGCAACGTCCCTTGAGTTCGGTCACCGTTGTAGACGAAGCTGTCGCCAAGGCGATCTCGGGTCTCAAACTCGCCGCGTCCGGCAATGTCACACAGAACACCGAGGCAGCAATATCTGTCCCCGTCCTTAAGTTGCCCTCGCGCCTGCTGATACTTTCCACTCCGCAGCGCCTTCACCCACTTCGCTTTCAACTCAGCGTCCACGGCAATCCTCCTCTTGTTAAATATTCAACTCAATCGTGACGCTGACCGGTTTGCGGTTGATCAGACAGGTGGAGCAGAGACGGATCTCCGACTGCTGCTTGCATTCGAGGCTTCGCTGCTCGCGCGGCGACGCCATCAACACCTGCGCGTTACAACCATGGCAGCGAAAATTATCGTCACTGTCCTGAGCGGCGGTCTGGGGCCAGATGAAGCCGTACATCAGGCGTCCCTATCCATGTCGCGGATCACTAGTTGAGAGCAGATAACCGACCCGCCCATCGCCATGGCCATGCCGCTTACTAGCCACACCACCGGCAATTCGCTCCTTAGTGCAGCGACGGCCGCGACAAGTATCGCTATTGAGGCCGCTATAATTTGTAGAGTGGTCATTCTCATCATGCAGCCTCCCGATCAACACGAACACGAGAAGATGCCAGTCACGCCATAACCGGAATCTGCTCTCTTGCCCGTGATGTTGAAGAAGTGGTCCCAGAACTCCTTTGGTGTTGTCTGGCCTTCCCACTTGCCGCCCTCGTTCAGATACTCGCCGTATTTGGTTGGATCGCAGTGAGTGGCTGCGACCCTCATCATCTCCTCATAGTCGGCGTCAACTTCGTCGGCGAAATCTCGCAACCATGCTTCGGACATGGCCTTCGGGTCGGGCACCGATGATGATGCGGGGAACGCCGGATGCGTCCATAGATGCTTCAGACTGGTGATCGTGTTCGGGTAGAGGAACAGCCAGAACTGCTGGTCTGGGTAGACCGGCTCTCGGAGGAATGGGTCAACAATGCCGATTGGGACGATGCCAAGCGCAGTTGATATCGCTACCCCTCCGTCAATGCCAACGTGCTGACCGGCGTGCAGTTTGCTGCCAGCGATGACCGGGGCGACCGCAATATGGATTGCGTCGCGCTCATGCTCGCCGTTGTCGAGGATGTGGCCGATCGTGTGCTGTGTGTCTTCCTTGCTCATCACGCCGCTTCCGCCGTTGCATCCAGCGCTTCCCAAAGCTCGCTTGTGGATTCTTGGATCTCACCGTCCCGCATGAAATCTTCAAACGTCCGCTCGTAGAGCTTCCGCGCTTCCGCCGTGGAGGCGTACCAGTCGCGATTAGCGGCCTCTCTGGCGCGGTCATAGACAGGGGCGGACAATCCCTGCAGGTCGTGCATTGCACGCACGTACGCGGCTGCCTGAAGCGCTGTGGCATGGTCGAAATACCAAGCGGCCTCGTTCTTGGCTGAGACCACCCGCGCGGCGTGTTCCTCATAGGACTCGTATTGCCGCCAATGGTCACGGGAGATGTGGGCGATGCGGTCGTAATGGGCTTGGATGTCGAGATGTGTCATTCATCATCTCCCTCAATCTCTTCCACGACTGCCTTGTGGTACGGCGCCGAGCAGACGTGCCCGCGCACGAGATGGCGGTAGGCTTCCCATTCTTGAATGTCGTTGAAATCGATGGCACCGAGAGCCTCATCGATTGCGTCGTTTTCGTCGGCGGCCTCAACTTCAACAATCGCGTATCCCGCAATTGGGACTGTGACGCTGTACCGGGTCATGGCTGTTCCCAACAGAAAAGAAGCTTGATCCACGCCTGCGCCGCAACCGTCAGGGGATCGTTTTCGACCACCAGGTCGAGTTTTGCCTTAGGCGCCGAACCATCAAGAATCTCGGCGATAGAGCGGGCGGCGCGACGGTGTTGCTGCGAGTGAACGAGGCGGAGTTGATGCCGGCGGGTCATGGCCGAACCTCTGCGTAACGCGCTTCCCAATACAGAAGCGGGGTGAGGACGAATGCGGCGGCGATGGTCAGGAGAAGGATCTGGGTCATGGCTCAGCCCTCCAAGCTCGCGCGCTGCGCCAGCAACGGCACCAGATACTCAGCCTCGATCTGAATGACCGCGGCGAACTGCTCGGCGCTCTCAGCCTTCCAGAAGGCGCGGTTGAGCATGTCCCGGGCGGTCGCGATCTGCTCGTCCAGATCGTCAGGCGTCGGCATGAACGGGTTGGGTAGGGCTGTGGTGGTCATCTGCGGTCCCCATGGACTGTGCTGATGACCGTATAGCTACGCCATGTAGCGATTGGTGTCAATACGTAATGTAGCGATCAGTAGCGATTTTTTTCAGAAAGTTGGTTCTCTTAGTTCCGGGCATAGCTCGGGCCTTTCTCCCTTGAGGATGGACCTCAAGCCCCGGTATGAGGGGAGCGGGGTGAGCCGCCGGATACTAGTTTGCCTCGCCCCGTAGGGCCTGCCACTTCGGCAGCTCCGTGCGCTTTTTTCGGCGCGCACCGACATCGGCGGCATACCATCATGCCAATGTCGCTTTTGCCGTCCGGGGGGTGCCCGTTCCTCAATGGACCTGGTCGCAATGGCCACAGCGTTGCCAGGATTTCTTCCGGGGTGGGGTCACGCCCTCGGCTCGCTTACGCCCCCGAATGCTGTCGGGTCAGGCGAGGGGGGGAAGAAACCGGCTCAGTCGGTATTTTGTACCGGGCTGCACAAAAACACTATTGCGACTACCATATCTTGTGTTATATAGGCCGCAACGGTCTGGGCTTTGTGCGTCAAGGTTTACCCAGACAGCCCGGACGATTCTCGCGGAATCGGGCCGGGCCTTTTTCTATTAAGCCCAGCTACACGTTGCTACAAGGGGTAGTGATTAAATTTTTAGCGGCGTTTTTTCATGGCCAGAATGGCTTCATAGGCTTTTCGGCGGAAATTCGGGCTTTCCCCGGCCACTAGGTCGTCAAAGCTCACGCTATCGAGATCGTCTCTTTCGCCATATATGATCCAGCGCCCGGTGTAACTTTTGGCGGCCGGGCTGTGGGTGCGGAAGAAGTGCACGTAGCGGTCGGCATCCTTGGGGTCGATGGTTCTGGTGCCTGCCTCATGTGCCCGGTAGGTGCTCTCTGCCCAGCCGGCCTCCGTCGACGCCGATCGGGCTGATCCGAATCCCGCGAGGACCCTGATCTGCTTAAGTCGGCCGCCTTGGGCCTTCATGATTTCTTCGTCGCTACTCATGCCACAAATTGTAGCGGCAGAATAGCTACGTGCCGTATCGAAATGTGTTGACACTCGTCGCTACCTCCTGTAGCGATATGCGTCATGGATTCCTTTTCAGAAATCATTGACGCCTTTCATGGCCAATTCGCGGAAGCGATCGGCATCGAGGAAAGCCACGCCCGCACGATGAGGGCGCGCAACTCGATCCCATCGACGCGCTGGCAGGCCACGGTCGACGCTGCGCACAGGTTGCAGATCCAGGGCGTGACCCTGGAAGTGCTCGCCAGACTTGAGGCCGCTAAAATCAGATCGAAGGAGTCGGCTCAATGACTCCTGCCGGCCTGCTCCCGCAGAATCTTCCGCGCGAAATCCAGCGCGCCTTCCCACTCTCTGACGACAACAATTGCTGGAGTGACGAAGGAGAGCACCGGAACAATTACTCCGCCGTGCTTCGCGAATTTGACGATACGCATCATGCCATCGCCAGCGTCTTCGAACTCCGATCCCATAACAAACACATCTCGGATGCTTACGGCATCCACCAATTCCAGCATTCCCATGGTTTGATCCCACTAACCTGCCGCTGCGAAAACGGCACGCATTCAACGCCTGCGCGAATGATTTGTCGAGGCGCATTCTGCACTGGGCTGCAGGAATTCGCATATCTTCCGTACTCCTACGGTGTTCCATCATGGAACACCTTTCAACTTTTCCGCGAACTGGAGGCACTGACGATGACCGTGCTCGCATGGATTGTACTCGCTTGGCTGTCGATCCAGCTGCCTCTCGGCATGTTCGTCGGCGGGCTCCTCAAGGAGCGATCGTTATGAGTCATAGGCATTTCGGTCTGCCTTCCGGCGTCGACCGGCTCGACAAGGACTCCGTCCTCTACGAGCGCGTCGCTATCGGCTTCTTCTGGTCGCTCGTCGGCGGCCTCGTTCTTCTCATCTACGGTTTCTATTTGCTGGTCGGCGTTCTGCTGGAGCCGGTTGTTGGCTCTTAGCCGATCGAGGATCAGCGCAGCGGTGAATGTAATTGAACTTATGTAACTGCGTTTTTGCATCGGAATTTTTGCTCAGTGGTGGGTTTGGGAAATTCGGGATTTCAGTACCAATCAGTATCAAGGAGTAAAACCAATGTCCGCAGATCTACGGGAAAATGACTTTGAAGAGAACCGGCTAAATCATGGAAGCGAGAATTACGGGCTTCAGATCGGGCCGAACAGTGTGCCGACGTTGCAATTGCATCAGCTGTCGGAGCCTTGGCCACGCGGCGGCAGAGTCAAGTCAGCGATCAACCGCGCCTCTAAGCTCGTCGGGCTACCTTTTTGGAGATGCTACGAAATCTGGTACGGGCGCGCTCGCACCATAACGCAGCACGAGTTGCATCTGATCGCTGCCGCAATTCAAAGAAAGCAGGAAGAGGATGACTGGAATGAACTGTGCGCGCTCAAAACAAAAATCGAAATTCTGGAGGCGCGGCTCAATTCGGGTAGTCAGGAATTCCGTGGCGCGGACGTTAACCAGCTTCGCGCGCAAGATTGTTGAACTGGCGGAGCGTGTGGCTCTATGAATGCACTTCCAACCAACATCGACATCGCCAAAGCTCGCCTGCCTGCGACGTATGAGCAAGCGAAGATTGCGCTTGCCTCGTGCGCTAGCATCGACGAGTGCCAAGACTGGGCGAACAAGGCAGAGGCGCTCGCGTCTTATGCCAAGATGGCCGACGACGATAGCTTGCGCACTCTTGCTGACCGCATTCAGGCCCGTGCGGTTCGCCGCATGGGCGAGTTGCTGAAGACATTTAACGCTCAGGGCCGACGTTCGGACGAACCTATCGTGGGCACCCACGAAAAGTTATCTCAACGGGAGGCGGCGGACAGGGCGGGTCTTTCTCCGCATCAAGAGTTGCAGGCCGTCCGCGTTGCCAACGTGCCTCAAGAAAAATTCGAGGCCGCCATTGAGGCACCTAAACCGACTACCGTCACTGCGCTCGCAGAGATGGGCAAACAGATTCGCGCCGTGCCGGCCGAGAGCTTCAAGGCGGCCACGCACGCAATTGGTGCCGTTAAACGTTTCAACGAATTCTGCGCAGCCAACGATCCGGCGACTGCGCCATCTTCGTTCACAGACCCGACCCGCCTCGCGCGGGCTAGCAATCACATGGGCAGGCAATGCGCATCACATGGACCGACGAAATAATCGAAGAACTGAAGCATCTTTTCATTGAGAGGAGATTCAGCAAGGGCGCGGTAGCAAGGTTTTTTTCTGAAAAGCTCGGCATCGAGGTGACCCGCAACGCGATTGTGGGGAAGCTCAACCGGCTTGGCATCAAGCGCGAGGGCGTCACGCAGTTTTGCGCCGAGCGCAAGCCGCGCCTGTTTCAGCCGAAGCCGTCGCGACAGCCATTTGTCCCCCAGGTCGTCGTCACCGAGCCTCGCATGGTGCCGTTCGCCGAGCTTGGCGACGGCGAGTGCCAGTACGAGTGCACGAACGCTGATGGCGTCGGTGACTGGCTATTCTGCGGGAATCCCTGCAAGTCCGGCTCTGCGTTCTGTCGCAAGCATCATGGTGTCGTCTGGGTCCGCGCCCGCAAGGCGAGAGTCGGGGAGGCGGCATGAGCGAGGACGGCCTCAAGGTCGAGCGGGCCATGGCGTTGATCCAAGAGGGCCACGACCGCAGCACAGTGGCGCATCTCATGGGCTATGCAAGCGTCCAGTCTGTCCACAACCTCATTTACGAAGGCAAGGAGAGGCAGAAGTGGCGGGCGAAGGTGGCCGTCAACCCGGCGCTCGATCGGAAGTTCAAGAACGTCGAGCGCGTCAGGAAATACATGGAGGAGAACGTCGGCTGCTTGAAGAAGCAGATCATGCTCGATTTATGCTTGTCACAGCACACCGTTGAGCGGGCCATCAGAATCATAAACGAGGGGCTGGAGTGATGGCGCATCGTCCCCCGCTCAAAAATCCGCGACCGTCAAAGGTCCTGCTGCGCGACGAGATACTCAATCGCGTGCTGGCGCAGCACAGGGTCGAGGCAATCGACTTCTTCAGCACATGCCGGGCTGGGGACTTAACTGCGGCCCGCCGAGCCGCCGCTCAAGAGCTGAAGGCAGCCGGGTTTGCCGTCACGCGCATCGCTCACATTCTCCGGCGCAACCACAGGACCATCGGATATTATCTGTATGGGGGCTCGAATGATGCCAGGCGCAATCGCTCCCGCACCTATGAAATGCTGAAGGCGCTGGACCCCTCAACCATGGAAACGGTGTTGGCCATCGCCAAGGCCGAGGGGGTTTCGCCCTATGTGTTGATCCGCGAGTGGATCGCCGAGCGCGCGACATATGAGGCCGCAGCGAAGGCGAGGGCAGCATGAGCGAAGAGTATCGCATGATCTTCTTTGAGCCAGAACCGGACATCACGGTTTTCGAACTGGCTGTCTTCTTTGCGAACGTGGGCGGAGATCAGGCCCCAGTCTCAGGCATCCTTTGCACAAGGTCTGACTGGGAAGGCATGGGCAAGTCGCGTCGACACTGGCGGCTGGAGAGTCCCTGGTCATGAGACGCCTCACCTCCGCAGACGATCCCCGCATCATGGCCCTATGGAAAAAGGGATTGAATACCGCGACCATCGCGCGAGAGCTGAACTGCCGCGAGTTCGAGGTCGCCAATCGTCTGGCGATCATCCGAGGCTATGCCCCGCGCAGTGAGGGGCCGAATAGCATCGTGGGGCAGATTGCGGGGGATCCGCCGAAAGGTCGTAGCGCATTGGATCAGATGGTGCGGCGGGAGGGCGGGGAATGAACGAGCGTTTTGTCATAACCGGCGCTTCGCCCGATGAACTTTGGCCACTTGTGCGCGACTTCCACTATTCGGGTCGATTGCCGGCCAACATTCAACATTCTTATGCGGTGCGCAGGTCTGGCGGCCTCTTCGGAGACACCGGCGAACCAGTTGCCGGAATAATTTTCACGATCCCGCCGACAAAGTGGGCTGAAGAAGTAATCGAATTAGCGAGATTGGTACGCCACCCAAATTACGATGAACCGTTAAGCCGACTTATTTCCTTCGCCTTGGGCTGGCTAAAAAAGTCTGGCTGGAATTTGGCTGTAAGCTTTGCTGACTGGACCCAGCGCCATCATGGCGGCATCTATCAGGCCGCAGGCTGGAATTATAACGGCAAGCGTGAACCGGCTATGGATGGGTTGGTCATTGATGGCGTATTTAAGCCGGGGCGTTCCTGCAATTCGGCGTTTGGCACAAGGTCGCCAGAAAGGATCAAAAGCGTCCTTCCAGAAGCCTCCATCGCCCCCCATTGGGATGAAGGCAAGCACCTTTATTGGAAACCGCTTGCCATTTCTGGGCGGTCTAAGGCCAAGCGGCTTGGCCTGAAGAACCTTCCTTATCCAAAACCTATTGCGGCTAGTCCATCGGACGAGCGGCTTCCCGGCCGTGCGAGCCTCGTGCAACCCGAGGCGGCCGCTCCATGACCGCGATCTGTCCCTGCTGCGGCAATGAGATGCCAATTGGCCGGAGCGTCCAGTTCAGGCTCGAAAGCCACACGCTGATCAGTTCCGACTATGCGGTGGTCTTCACCGCCTTTGAGGCCGAGATATTCGACCTCCTCTGGAAGAATCGGAACACGGGCCGCGTGGTTACCGGCGAAGCGATTTTTGATCGTCTCTATGCGCTGGACCCGAACGGCGGGCCAGACACCAAAGTGACGGACGTTTTGATCAACCGGATGCGCCGGAAGCTCGCCGAGACAGACATCGAGATCGCAAACGTCTATGGCCGTGGATTTTTCCTTCGCAGCAAGACCAGCAAACAGGAGCAAATCGCTTGAGTACAGCCGCCGCACTTAAACCCGACCCCATCAAGAACACCCCAGCCGAGGATGACGTAACCGCCGTCAACCTGCACAAGATCCGCTTCGCTCAAGACAGAGTCGGGGGCGCCAAACTTGTTCTCAAGGAGACTCAGAGCCACGCCGAGGCCAAGGGGATTCACCTGAAGGCGGCGAAGAAGGCCTTCGCCATCATCGATGCTGGCGACGCCGAAGCGTGGCTGCAAGAGACCAGCAAGATCACGACTTACCTTCGTATTCTCCGTCATGGTGTGCGGGACGGGCAGTTGAGCCTGGATCTGGAGTCCAACCTCGCGCCGATCGATGAACGGGCTGAGTTGGACGGGCGCAGTCATGGCCTCGATGTCGCGCCGGGTATTGGTGAGTCGGACAACCCGCACGATCTGACGACCAGCAACGGACAAGCGTGGCTTCGCGGATTTCGCCAAGGAAGGACGGAGCGCGATCTCATATTGAGCATGCGTGACGACGTTGGCGAGGACGAGCCCGCCGCAGAGGAAGATGAGGACTGATCATGAAACACAAAATCCGTAGCATCCACTTGTCAGAAGTAGATGGGCGCCAGTTCATTTATCTATGCGTCAGTGACGATGAGTTTATTCGCTATCACGTCCTTCCAGTCGATATTTCAGAGGAGGACGAGGGGTGGCTGATCCTGAACATGGGCGGGAGCGGTGGCGGGTCTCTCCGAATCCCCCAATCCGCACCGAGGCAAGCCGCATGATCAGCATCATCGCCGTGCTCTGCAGCCTTGCCAGTCCTGGCACCTGCCACGAGCAGTTCGTCACGAACTCAGACTTCGCCGAGATCTCGATGCAGTCCTGCCTGATGGGTGCACCGCAGCTGGCTGACTGGATGAAGCAGCATCCGGCCGAGCGCCTCGCTGGCTGGAAATGCCGGATGGGCAAGCAAGAGAGCAGGGGGGCATGATGATTAAACTCGTCCTCACATGTTCGGCTTGTCCCGAACAATACGATGCCTTTCTCAATGGAGCGCAGGTTGGCTATCTCAGACTCCGGCATGGGGCATTCCGGGTGGATTTCCCGGACCACAACGGCGAAACGATTTATGAGGCTAGCCCACAGGGCGATGGATGCTTCGACGAAGACGAGCGCGACTACTATCTTCGCTTTGCCGTTGATGCGATCCTAAAGCGGTTGGCGGTTGGTAAATACGAGAAGCAGGAAGCGCCAGACGTTCAGTATGAGATTGAGGGTCGGTCATGATTACCGTCACCCTCTCCGGTGATCCGCAAGGCAAGGGCCGTGCTCGAGCATTCCGTCGCGGCAGCTTCATAGGCCACTATACGCCAGAGAAGACCAGAACCTATGAGGGGATGATACGCACCGCCGCGATGGACGCTATGGGAGATAATGAGGTTATCCCGGGCCCCGTCAAGTTTGTCCTAACGGCGATATTCTCTGTGCCGGCAAGCTGGTCGCGCAAGAAACGGGAAATGGCGTTGGCTGGCCAACTTTTGCCGACCAAGAAGCCCGACCTCGACAACATTGTAAAGGCATGGACCGATGCGATGAATGGCGTGGTGTTCGCTGACGATTGCCAGATCGTTCATGTCTCATCCTCGAAAAGCTACGGCAACACGCCCGCGGTTATCGTTACCGTCAAGCCGCTCGCGCAGGAAGCCGCCATGGATAGTGCTGCATAGTTCTGACAATCGGCAGGGGAAACCATCATGTGCATCCATATAAGTGAAATAAACTCCACAGGCGACGCGATCGATTATCTCTCCGCCCATGGCTGGAAGCCAAGCGAGGCGGTGGAGTTCGTCGGGCTGCTCTGCAAGATCGCGAAGAAGCCGCGGGCGGTGTCGGCGTTACGGCCAGCGACCGAACTCAGGCAGGTCAAGCGATCATTCCCGCCCGACTTCGTACTGACGCCGGAATTGGTGAAGGTGGCCACAGATCGCGGCTTTAATCTCGCTGATGTGCATGAGATGTGGGGACATTTCCGCGACCATTATTTGGGTAATGGCAAGTCATTCTCGGACTGGGCCGCCACATGGCGCAACTGGGTGCGGAAGGCGGTCGAGTTCAAGAATCGTGACCAGCGCAACGCCACCCCGGCAATGGACTGGAGGGCGTGACGTGGCTCTTAAAACACACTGCATTCATGGCCACGCCTACACTGAGCAGAATACATACTGGAAGAAAATACGCGGCAGCTTATTCCGCTGCTGCCGCACCTGCAAACAGGATGGAGAACGTCGGCGCTATCCATCAAAAGACAAGACGCATTGTCGTCGCGGCCACCTATACGACGAGCAAAACACATTCTGGAAGAAGTACGGTGTTTCCCGTTTCCGCGTCTGTCTTGCCTGTAAGCGGGAGTGGGACAATCGTCGTGCCAAGCCGCGTGTTCTGAAGCCCGTTCCGGCACCAAAGCCGAAGGAAAAGACGAGGCATATCGTCTCAATAACGAGGGCTGAGGTGATCGATTGGTATTTGCTCGGCTGGCGCTTCGTCGGCTTCCAAGGCGATCTCTGCACCTTCGAATGGCGGAACGAGCGGGAGCCGCGATGGCCGGCTGAGATGAGGAGGGCTGCATGAAGAAGCCAACCGCTGCGCAATTCTTTATGGCGTATGGGCTCGTGTGGGCATTCGGCATCTTTTTAATCTGCGTCTACACGGGCACGAGTGGCCCTTTAGGCCTGTCGATACTGTTTATAAAAATGTCCTGTTACAACATAGCATTCGTCGTGTTCAATCTTATCGGCACAATGATCGCGGCGGCGACCGGTTGGACGCCGTGGCGGTCATGACGCTCGACGACGTCCTGATCGAGCTGGCCAAGACCGGCTGCTCCCCAATGTCCTTCAAGGGGCAGAAGAACTTTCGCTGCCCGCAATGCAGTCATCTCCGCAAGGCGCACAACAAGCGCAAGCGGTGCATGACGGTGCGGTCAGAGTCTGATGGGTTTCAATTTTGCTGCCATAACGCACCATGCCAATTCCGGGGTGGCCATTATTATGACGAACCAAACGCTCGGCCATCACGGAGTCAAAGCATTAGAAGCAAGGGGAATCGACCCAGAAATAGCCGCCCGATTGAATCTCTATACAGGTAGAGAAGGCAATGGCGGCGAAGTCATCCCCGACGAAAATGGCAACGTCGTCTGCTTCCCATTTCTGGAAGACGGCATTGTCGTTGCGGAGAAATATCGCGCGGCTGGAAAGCGATTTTGGCAGCGCGTTGGTGGCAAGCGCACGTTCTACAATGCCGACGCGCTCAATGATCCTGCGCTGGAGTCTGGCTCCATGGCGCTAGTGGTGACCGAAGGAGAGATCGATTGTCTTTCGGCGATCACGTGCGGCTTCCCGCTCGCGGTCTCGGTCCCTGACGGCGCTCCGTCGCCTCCGAAGGAGAAGAGGGAGGAAGGCGAGACAGACGATACGTCGGGTAAATTCGAGTTCATGTACTTGAACCGCGACCGATTGAAGAAGATCAAGAGTTTCATCATCGCGGTAGACAACGACGCACCGGGCAAATATCTCGCGGAGGAGTTGGTTCGTCGTCTCTCCGCTGCCCGGTGCTCGTTCGTTGTCTATCCAGAGGGCTGCAAGGATCTCAATGACGTACTGATGAAGCACGGGCAGGAGGCGGCATACAATGTGCTGGCCAATGCCAAGCCGTACCCGCTGAAGGGTGTCTATTCGCTCAGCGACTATCCCGACAAACCGCCGATCCAGACATTCTCGACGGGGTGGCCCACGGTTGATGCCCACTATACTCCTTTTGCGCCGTCACTCACGGTCCTCCTCGGCCTGCCGGGTTCCGGCAAGTCGACGTGGCTCATGAACCTCTGCGTCAATCTCGCCGATATGCACGGCTGGAAGGCCGCGATCTTCACACCGGAGATGCCGATCGTCCCGAACATGCGCGATGTCATGCGCTGCATTGTATCGGGAGATGATGTCGAGCGGCTGACACCAGCACAGGTCGCCAAGGCAGACCGATGGATCAACCAGAACTTCGTCTTCATCGACTTCGATGTTTCTGGAGAGGATGAAAAAGACCTGACGCTGGAGTGGTTGCTGGACCGCGCCTATGACGCCCTGATGCGCCACGGCATCCGTGTGCTGGTGCTGGACCCGTGGAATGAGATCGAGCACGCCAAGGAGGGCCGCGAGAGCACGACAGAATATACCAACAAGGCGTTGCGCAAGCTGATCAAGTTCGGTCGGCGGCATGGCATCGCCACGTATCTGGTCGTCCACCCGACGAAGGACGTGGCTCACGGCGGCAAGACGAGAATCCCAACGCTCTATGACGCGGACGGCTCGGCTGCATTTTACAACAAGCCAGACTTCGGGATCATCGTCGACCGCGATCCAAGCAAGCACGACAAGACCGACATCTACATCAAAAAGGTCCGCTTCCGTGGCACCGGCGAAAAGGGCCACGTCGTCATGAAATTCAACCGGGAGAACTCGCGGTTCGAACTGCTCGATGCGAGTCCGTATCAGGAGGGGATGTGATGAGCAGCAAGCTGGAAGAGGTGGCTAGGGCGATAGCCATTGCGGAGCATAATTGGTGGCACGGGAAAGAGGAACCGAAAGAACGGCTGTCGCTCACATTGGCCAGCGTGGCGATCGATGTGGCCGACAAGTGGGAGGCGGATGAGCGAAGGCGAACATGCAAGCATTGGAATCGCGTGGGCACCGGCTCCATCGGTAGCGATGGTTCTGGTTGGTCAACTTGGTACTGCCAAGAGTGCGGCGCATCTTACGACAGCAGGAGCACGGCGCAGGCCGGGGAGGGCCGTTCCTCCCGTGAGGAGGGCTAATCATGACTCGAGACGAAGCAAAGACGATCATTCACAAGGCGTTTGACTATGATCGGGCGGATTTGCTGACGCCAGAGAGTTTGCTGGGCTGTTTCGTTCAGCTCGGCCTGCTCAAGCTGGAGGAGCCAGACATTGACGAGGGCGTTGGGCAAATCTTCAAAATCAGTAAGTTCATGAGCTATTTCAATTTGGATCACCGCACGCCAGCGCAATTGATTAGCGCCCTCGACCGCGCCGGGCTGGAGATCAGGGAGAAGTCGTGACCGCCACTCTCAACACCATATGTGCCGAACTAGGCGTTGGGATTCTTGAGCCTCGCCAGCAACGCCAGCGGGGGCCCAATCAAACATGCGCGGTTGGTACTTTGGAAGAACTATTGCGCGACGAGGGCTCCGCGCATCTGCGGTCTGTGTTGATGACGATTGTCGAGAGCAAAAACAACCGGATGGCATTGGTGCGTCCGATTCTGATGGCGGTGAGCGATGTGCTCAGAGCCCACCCGACCTGGCTCGGTAGCAAGTGGTTCGATCTATTCGATGAGATCGATCTCGTCTCCCTCTATGAGAAAGCGAAGGCCGATCGCGAGGCGGTGGCGCCGAGGTGGCTGATAGGCGGGATGATTTTAGAGCGGCTTCGGCCGCATTTTCATGAAGAGGCGCAACCAACTCTATTTGGAAAGGGGTAGGCCATGTGGTCCATTGAAAGCATTCAGGCGAGGTGGAGGGAGGCCGCAGACGTCGAGAGGCGGCTACAGGTCAAGGGTATCCCTACAAGCGGGAATGCATGGCCTGTCTATACTTGGGACAGGACCCAGTGGGACGATACCGCCCACAGCGACCTAGATGAGATGTGGCGCAATCGTCGCGTGACGCGGAGCGACGAGCTTTCGCGCTGGGGTGAGTGCTATTTCGAATGGCACATGAAGCTGGTGCCGCTCGATCGTCGCGAATTGATCTGGGCGTGGGCGCGTTGGGCGGCGGACGTTGATCCTCGTCCTTTTTCGAAGATTTGCGATCACAATGGATGGGCGCGAGCGACGGCATACGCTAGGCTTGAGAGGCTTTGGGACCATCTACTTTTCAATTTTGGCAATGCTTTCATTCCCTTCCGCCCGGCTGCTGACAGGTGGGCTAGACTTGCGAGCCAGCCGATCGTAATAAACGAAGCAAGGGTTGCGGATTGTGCCCCGGTGAAGCACGCGGCTTTCATTTCCGAAAAATCGACCGACACTCTAAAGACGCCAGATGCCATTGCGGCATTCGTGGCCCATCTTGAAGATGTCAATGAGCATCGGCGCAGGGCGCTGGTTAAGCGCCTCGGCCGGGATATGGCGGCGTAGAACAACATGCGTCGCCGCAAATCGTCATTTCTAAGATATGAACTCGGCGGCGCCAATATGCGCCGAGATGAGGCTCTATCTGATTACATCTATTCTGCCCGTACCGCCGGATCTGGTAGGGTTGGGCAGAGCAAGCTTTCCAATAAACTGCTGACCTCTCATTTGAGGATGAGGACGGCCGTCTATGCCATCGGTCCCAGGTCTGGACCGCCGGTGAAGATTGGATTTAGCGGCAGGCCCGCCGTTCGTTTGGTGGACCTGCAGATTGCAAGCCCGACAGATATCCGTTTCCATTTGGTGTGTTGGTTGCCAACCAAGAGCGATGCGACTGCGCTTGAGGCGAGATGCCACCGGATGTTGAAGGAATCTGGACATCATATTCGCGGAGAGTGGTTCAGCCTGACGCCGATTGAGGCCGCCAAGGTAATAGATCGCGCATCCATCGATGTCGGGTGCCAACTGGTCCCTCATAGGGATCTTATCAAAACGTTCCCGCTACATGAGGACCCTCTAGAGGGGTGTTTTTGGTAATGGGCGAAGTCGTAAAGTTCCGCCGCGCCCGCTTCGCCGGCTTCATCCCCGATGACCTCGGCGACCGTCCACGCAAGCACAACCCGCACAGCCCAATGCATACCGCGCCATTGCTGCGGCCGGGACGTGATGCGGGATCGATCGGACTGATTGATTTTGCCAAGAGCGGCGCTCCACCGGTGCCAGACCTGGCCGAACCGACATTCCGAGAGATCCCCACTATAGTGGACGACGAGGCATATCAGCGTTTGATCGCCAGGCGCTGGGGTGATGCCGAGCCGCAGGACTGCGCATGAACCCGATCGCTTTCCCCCGCATGAACTTGGATATGCTGGCTGCGGCAGTGGATGCGCAGAAACCTCAGCCAAGAGATGTGGCGCGGTATGTAGTACTGAGCCTCAATATCGATGGCGCTCTTATCCGCGAGTCTCTTATTAAGTCTTGGAAGCCGACGTGACCCGCGACGGTGCCATAGCGCTGCGCCGTGAAATGCTCAAGCGAGCGCGCCTATGGTTCTTCCGTGCTGGTAATTCAGCTCTTCCGTCGTCTGATCGTTATGACGCTGCTGTTCGCGGCGATCATTGTCTTGATATCGCAAAAGAGGCGGATGAGTTCATTAGAGAGTGTGCGGGAGTCTAAATGAGGCGCTGGTTGCTCCGCTGGATTTGTTGTCGATGTCCAGATTGCGGCTGCGTCTTAATGGACTGGGCTAGGCATAGCTCATGCGCGGTCTGCCCAGTGTGCGATTTGTTGTGAGGGAGTGATGCGGCATTTGTACTGGCTGTGGGTTAGCTTTGCTCTCATTTTGACGGCCATGATTTTGGTGAACGTCGCCCGCGCGCATGATCATGAGCATCCCGATCTGAGTAGCTGGTACTCCAATCTGAAGGGCCGCGGACCTTGTTGTGACGGCTCCGAGACGGAGATGAAGCACCTCTCCGACGTCGAATGGAAGAGCGAGAACGGCCACTATCAGGTGCTGATCAATCAGTACATGGACGGCAGCGGCCAGAACGTCTGGGTTGATGTGCCGGATGATGCGGTGATCAAGGAGCCGAACCGGGACGGCCGTACGTTGGTCTGGCCGATCTGGGGTGACAGGCCGCAAGTGCGCTGCTTTCTGCCGGGGGCGATGGGCTGATGAAGTTCATCGAGCTATCCTACCGCCAACAGTCCCACATCGTAAACGTGGACCATATTGCGTGGTACGACGACCACAAGGTGATGCTGCCGACGGGCAACACATTGATTGTCGAGCAGTCTAAAGCCCAGATCACCACGATGATCGAGGCGATTGGAAATTCGTTGAGCTGCGTGCTTAGGCTGCCGCAGAACTAACCGGAAGTCAGGAAATGTCGCGGGTAAGCGGGCGGACGAAGTTCTTTAGATGTGAGGCCCGCGACGGGAGTGCAAAGGGCACCGGCTTTGGGTTCATAGCCTGCGACGACGGGCAGGAGGTCTTTGTTCATCGCTCCGACCTTGGCCAATCTTGTTTCCAGGCCATTATCCCCAATGGGACGCCGCGCTATACCTTGATGGAAGGCCAGGCCGTCACGTTTGAGATTGCGGCGGGAGATCGCGGTCCGAAGGCCATACGAGTCGAGCTTGCCGCCACCACCTAATCCGCGCGAGAAGCTCGCGGCGATGCTGGATGACATTGCGGCGGCCTCCAAGCAGGCCAGAATCCAGATATCGGTCTTCAGGGATGTCGCCAATAAGCGAGATTTTGACCTTCTTGACCGGATATTCGGTGATCTAATCGACGTCGAAACATCGATTCAGCGGTTTGTAAGGTAACCGCCCCATGCCGTGCCGTGCCTTGCATCGCCTAGCATCGCCCGGCCCTGCCTTGCCGAGCCCCGCCTCATGGAAACGATATAGCACAACAGAGGGGCGAAGTCATGCTGAAAGCCCTTCTGAGTTATCTTTCAAGCATCGCATCGCTCGCATCTCGGATCACCGCTCTAGAGAAAAAGGTAGCCGCAATGTCTCAGGAACAGACCGATCTCTCCGCCGCAGTTGCAACCCTGACCGCCGCCGTCAATGGTGCTGTGACTGAGCTGCAGACGCTTGCCGCTGCGGTCAGTGCCGCCGCTGGTTCTGGCGATGCTGCCGCGATGGAAGCCGCTGCGACCAGCCTGAACGCGCTGGCGACCACGCTGAGCAATGCGACGAGTTCGGCTGCTTCGGCTGCCAACCCGGCTCCGGCGGGCTCCTAAGCATGATGCGGCCAGCAAAGATAGCCTTAGCGCTGGCCGCCTGCCTGCTGCTGTCCGCCGACACCATGGCGGCCAATATGAGCAAGTGGCTGCCGAACCACGACCGGACTCCGGGCGCGGTCAATCCTGACATCACCCAAGACAACATCGGCGAGACCATTTGCGCCAACAGCCGCGGCGGGCACTGGTCGACCAAGTCAATCCGGCCGCCTGCGAGTTACACGACCAAGCTCAAGAAGAAGCAGCTCGCCGACTGGGGCTACGAGGACAAGAATCCTCGGCACTATGAGGAAGATCACATCATAAGTTTGGAGATCGGTGGGGCTCCCCGCGATCCCAAGAACCTATTCCCCCAGCCATATGCAGGCGAGTGGGGCGCAAGGGTAAAGGACAAGCTCGAGCAGCGCCTGAATAAGCTGGTGTGTGATGGCACGCTGACGCTCAAAGAGGCTCAGGCCGCCATTTCCTCCGACTGGGTGGCCGCCTACCGCAAATTCGTGAATTGATCAGGCCTTGATCGCCATAAGGGATTTGACGAATCCGAGCGACTTCTCGCGCTCGATCTTGGCCTCGGGAAACATCGCCGAGAATTCACCGATGGTCAGCAGCCGCCAATCCGGCGAGGTCTGTTTCGGCCAGAATGTGTTGGTGAGCCGCAGCAGGGCAACCAGAGCGGGGCGGGGCAGGAACACGATAAGCCCCGGCAGCCAGCTATGGCTTTCAAGGATGAAATACCGATAGGGCGTCTGGACATAGTATCGCTTGGCGATGCGGCGGATTTCGTTCGCAAATGCCCATTGGTGCTGACGCCCGGTGGTCTCGAAATACGGCCCGCTCCTTGTCCACTCCACCGCGTCCTTGGGGCCGGTGACGTGCTCGAGGACGGACGAGCAGAACACGAAGTCAAAGTTCTGGTCGGGAAAGGGCAGCGTTCCGATGCCGTCAACCAGCTGAACCGTCTCATATCCATGCCGTTCCCGCGCCTGTCGGAGATCGTCCTCCAGAATATCGGCAATCACCACCTTCCTGTGGTCCGGGAAGATGGAATGGAAGTGGTCACCAGTGCCGCCGCCGAGGTCGAGGACCAGATTATCTGGCTCCAGCTTGACGTGCTTCGATAGCGACTCAACTCGTTTGGCTCGTGCGCTCGCTGAATAGCGCATTGCAATCGTGACGAGTGGACTCGCTGTAGTCTGCATACTGGCCATATTGAATCCTCTGATTGTTGAAACCTTAGCGAGTCCAGAGGATTATAGGCAATTGGGGATTGTGGGGTAATACCTTTGAATTCTCGAATTCTGAACAACGGCTTAGGGTCCGCGTGATGGCGGCGTATCTCGACAATTACTGGATTGTTTGGCCGGTCGGCATTGCGCTGTGGCTGATCATCGGCTGGGCCGAGTTCGGCTATTTCGAGACCAAGGCGCTGGATAACCCGACGCCGACCCACATCACGCTTTCCTATTTCGTGTTCTACGTGACGAGCAAGTTCCCGCTGGCGACGTTCTATGGCGGTTTGCTGCTTGGCCTATTCGTCGGCTCGTTATCCACGCATTTCTGGTGGCACTGGCTGCCGCCTGGCGCGGTGAGCGCTGGCTAAAGACATGCCCTGGAACACTGTCGAAGATCTTTCGCCAGAAGAGGAACTAGAGCGGCGCTGGGCCAACAGTTGTGCGCTCACCCACATTCAGACGGCGCTTGAGTATCAGCGGCACAGCGAGGAATCTCGCGAGCGTCACCGCGCGTTGTGTTGCTTCACCGCCGCGATCAAACGCGGCTTCGTCACCTGCTAGGAATCCCCCATGTTCGATACCGAAAGAGCCATGCACCTGATGGTGGAGTTCGCCCATATGACTCCGGGCGCGGCGATCTTCTATTCCATCGTGGTTATCTGCGCTTGGATGCTGGCGCAGCGGATGATCGACGTCATGATCTGCGCGATGAAGCGGGTATGTCGGGCCGCATGGGATTTCGGCTGCTTCATGGGCGATGTGGTTTCCTCGCTGCGGGCGGATTATGAGCCAGACTACGAGCCGATGCCGGAGCCGAAGCGGCGGCCGACACGGAAATAATCGGTTCTAAAGATAGACGGATATAGATGAAGGGTTACAAGACTGGCGGAAGGCGCCCAGGATCAAAGAACAAGGTCCCTCCTGCGATTAAAGCAATCGCCCTTGCTATGGTGCCTGACGCAAACAAGACACTCCGCAGCCTCCTGAAGGGCGCCCCGGATGCAGTCAGGGTCCGCTGTATTGAGATCGTCTACGAGCGCGCTTTCGGCAAGCCGAGGCAGGAAATCGAGCACTCGGGCGCGCTGGGTGTCTATGACCCGTCCAAGCTGACCACCGATGAACTCAGGACAGTCATTGCCATCCTTGAACGAGCTTCCGCCGACGGCGCTGACGGTGTTCAAGAGGGAACTGGCGAAGCGTGAGGTCGCCGAACATGCTGACGAGATCAAGGCCCGCTGTGGCCGGCTAATCGATTTCGTCCGCGAGTTCTGGTCGATCCTTGAGCCGAATGCGACCTTTGTTGAGAATTGGCATATCCACGCGATCTGCGATCATTTGGAGGCAGTGACCGCCGGGCGGATTACCCGGCTTCTGATCACGGTCCCACCGGGCAGCATGAAATCGCTGCTGGTGTCGGTGTTCTGGCAGGCGTGGGAGTGGGGCCCGGCAGGCAAGCCGTTCCTGCGCTATCTGTCGACCGCCTTTAATGACGGTCCGGTTCTGCGCGACGCAGGCAAGTTTCTAAACCTGGTCACGTCAGAGAAGTTTCAGGCGCTGTGGCCATTGAAGATCGAGCGGACCGCGCTCACGGCGATGGAGAACAGCGCAAGGGGTGACCGTCGCGCGGTTGCCTTCGGCTCTCTGACCTCGCAGCGTGGTGACAGGCTGGTTATCGACGACCCGCACTCGACCACCACGGCAGAGTCGGACGTCGAGCGCTTCAAGACGACAAGGCAGTTCCGGGAAGGCGCGCTGAACCGTCTCAACGACGCGCAGCGCTCTGCCATCGTGGTGATCATGCAGCGATTGCATGAGGAGGATCTCGCCGGGGTGATCCTCAAGCTGAAGATGGGCTTTGTCCATCTAATGCTGCCGATGGAGTTTGAGCCGGAAAGAGCGTGTGAAACCCTCATTGGCTTTAAGGACCCCCGCGCATATGACGGGGAATTGCTCGATCCGGTGCGCTTCCCGAAGGAGGCGTGGGAGAAATTCAAGCAGGACACCACGCAATACGCCATAGCCGGGCAATATCAGCAGCGCCCCGCACCACGTGAGGGCGGCATCTTCAAGCGGGCATGGTTTGAGTTTGTGCCTGCTGTGCCTGCTGGTGCGCAGTATGTGCGCGGCTGGGATTTGGCGGCCTCGCTATCGGAGACCGCGGCCTATACCGCAGGCGTGCTGCTCGCGCTCAAGGATGGCGTCTACTACGTTGTGGACGTGCGGCGGGAGCGGGGAAGTCCTGGCGACGTCGAGCGCCTGTTGCGCAATACGGCCACTCATGACGGCGGGGACGTGCGGATATCCATTCCGCAAGATCCGGGGCAGGCTGGCAAGTCTCAGGTGCAGGCCTTTGCCAAGCTATTGGCGGGCTTTGACGTGCGGTTCTCGCCGGAGAGTGGGGACAAGCAGGACCGCGCCATGCCGGTATCGGCACAGGCCGAGGTCGGCAATATCAAGATTGTACGCGGCGACTGGAATGCAGACTTCATGGACGAGGTCTGCTCATTCCCGAATGGGACATACAAGGACCAGACCGACGCGCTGAGCCGGGCATTCTCGCAACTGTTGGCGCGCAAGCCGCAATTGGTGTTCGGTTAGCATAGACCGCAGGTTGCAACCGTCTCATTGGGTGCCGAAAACACCGGCCGGAGACCTATCCAAGGTTGAAAATGGGGCTGTTGGACATTTTTAAAAACCGGCGCCCCGGCCGTCGGAGGCATGAGCCGCCACGGGACACCATCCCGTTCCCGAACCTCATCAAGCCGAACGGGATACAGACCAATCGCAGGCTGGCCTATAAGCCGATCCCGCGCAACCTGCGCTGGTTCGCGCTCAATCCCTATGCCCGCCGCGCCATCAATGCGATCAAGAACCCGATCGCAATGTTGGAGTGGGAGATCACCCCGCTCGACAGGGACGAGAAGGGCAATTCTGAACTTGATCGGCAGATTGAGATCGCCACGTTCTGCTTTGACCACCCGAACAACGATGATTCATTCCGCACGTTAACGGAACAGGTGACGGAGGACATTCTCCTTGGAGCCGGTGCTCTTGAAACACAACTATCAGGTGACGAGCAACGCCCCCTTTGGATGTGGCCAGTCGATGGACTCACAATACAGATTTATCCCCTATGGGACGGTAACCCTGCCGATCCCCGCTACGTGCAAATCGTGGGTTACGGCAACTTCGTCGGCAATGGAATGGGCCAGCAGGTCCAACTCCGAAACGACGAGCTCATATATATCCGGCCAAATCCCTCCAGCGCCACACCATTCGGACACGGACCGCTCGAAATAGCCTTCAATACCGTGTCCCGCATCCTTGGCGTGGGCGAGTTCGCCGGGAATGTGGCGACAAATGCCCGTCCGTCTGTGGCGCTCGATCTGGGGGAGGGTGCGACCGAGGAGACGCTGAACGCCTTCCGCTCCTATTGGCGGAACGAGGTCGAGGGGCAGGGCACCATGCCGATCTGGGCCATGCAGTCGGTCGGCACCGACGGCAAGGCGCGCGGCCCGGAAGTACTTCGCATGTTCCCCGAGGGTGATAAGGCCCTTTATCTCGAATACCAGAACTTCCTGATCCGTGAGATCGCGACGGCGTTTGACATCTCGCCGCAGGTGCTCGGCATCGAGAAGGACGTCAACCGCAACACCGCAGAGGTGGCCGACGACCGCGACCGGGCGCAGGCGATCAAGCCCTATGCCCATCTTGTGCAGGAACATCTGACCCGCGAGGCGCTGCACGGCAAGCTCGGGTTCTCGCAGCTGCAGTTCAGGTTCAAGGGCGTCGAGGCCGAAGACGAGCTCAACATCGCTCAGGTCTATGAGCATGAGTACAAGAATAACGCCTTGACCCCCAATGATTACAGGAGGGCACGAGGCTGGGACGCGTCAGACAATCCATTCGCCGACATGCTCTTTGCAGACGTTGAGATCGCCATCCAGGCGGCGCGCGGTGCTGCACAGGTCGACGACAAGAACCTCGGCGGGGGCAAGTCCGCCAAGCCGAAACCCAAGCCGAAAGGTAAAAAATGAGCATTCCGGTTCATACCGTGCAGGTGCTGGACTCGCAGTCCGGTAGCGACTTCTTCGACCGCATGATCTTGGGGCAGAAGATCGCTGTAGCTGTCCCCAACGGCAGCTCTACCCAGACAGTTGCCGTCACATTCGTCGATGCCCTGCCGCAGGTCTATAGCGTGTTCGCATCGTTCAACACGACCGGTCTGACCTACTTCATCACCAGCAAGAGCTCGACCGGCTTTACCCTTAATGTCACCGGCACCACGTCGAGCACGACCGCCGACATTCTCGTGGTGGCTGCCTGATGGCCGAGGTCAAGCATGAGTTCGGCGTCCGCTCCGGCACGCCCTTCCGCACCGCTCAGTCTGAGCAAGTGAAGAGTTCAAACCCGGGTGGTGGCCAGGTTGCCAAGCCCAATGGAGGCAGCAAATGACGACCGTTGTAACCAACCTCAAGGCGATCACGCCGACTGCCAATGCCAAGTCTGTTGTCCAGACCAAGGGGGCTGACATCAGCTCTCTCATGCTCCTTGCCCAGCAGCATGGGGTGGAGTTGAACAACGTCATTACCCAGATCCTCGCCCTGCACCCGACCGGCGGTGGTGATGCCGCCAATGTGACGGCCCTGCAGGCCATTCAGGCGCTGTTGCCCTGATGGCGAGGAAGCATAAGGACACGTCGGGCTGGACGCCGGTTGCGCCCATGCCTGGCGGAGACGGCGAGGGCTCGGATGTACAGCCCGACGTCGTTGAGGCCAAGGAGGAGCCGTGGATTAACATTCCAGGTGGTCGATCCTACACGCTTGACGAAATCAATCGAATGACGGCTGACGCTCCTCCCGCCCCCGAACCAACGGTTTTCCGCCCGATGGATCATCTGGAGGGCACGTCCGGCGCGCTCCACGCCGTCCATATGCGCCTGATCGAGATGTTGCCATTCCTGCCCGCAGCGATCGAAGAGGCCGACGGCGCGCTGAAGGCGTTCCTGGAAATGCTGATGGGCATTCTGAAGGCATAAGGCATGCAGACTGCGAAACTCGACAAAAAGAGCAGGGATGCGCTGTCCGACGAGCACTTCGCGGTTCCCGGCAAGCGCAAATTGCCGATCAATGACGAACACCATACCAAGCTAGCGTGGGATATGGTCGATCGTACCCAAGGTCTGACGCCAGAAGAGCGCAGCGGCGCCCGCAGTCGCATTCTGCACCGGGCCAAGGACCTCGGCATCGACACCAAGGACTGGCACAAGGTCCAGTCCATGGCGATCGAGTGCATGGCGCTCAACATCGCCAACGACGACAACCACCCCAACAAGATGCCGTTCTCCGGCGTCCTGACCAAGCTTGATGAGCCTTCGGATGCGCCTCCCGGCGGGGCGCGCGGCCGAAGGATCATTGTCACCTCCGAAGCCGCAAGCAAGGCCCTTGGCTCTCTGCTCGGCATGGCGGTTGACTTCACCCCGTCCTTTGACGGGCACGATACCAAGGCCAAGATCGGGATCATCACGTCAGCCGACATCGTTGGCAACGAGATCCGCATCGAGGGCTTTGTCTATGCAGCGGATTTCCCGGAGACCGCAGAGCTCATCCAGGCATTGAAGGACGTGCTTGGCTTCTCGTTTGAGGCCGAACGTCTTTATGTCGAGGACCCTAGCGCGGACGTTCTCAGGATCACCGATCTGACATTCACGGGTGCGGCCATCCTCCGCAAGGACAAGGCGGCATACACCACCACCTCACTCGCGGCTAGTGCCGAGGAGATCACAATGACAGTTGATGAACTGAAGGCCCTCCTTGGCCCGATGCTCGCCGAGGCCGTGAAGCCGCTCGCTGATCGCCTCGACAAGGTCGAAGGGGAGCAGAATGAGCGTGTGGAGGCCAACGCCACCACGCGCGCCATGGTCGAGCCGCATTGCGCCGCGCTCGACGCCTGCCATGCCGCAATGGCTGCGGCTGGTGTTGGTGTGCATCCCGGTTCCGGCCACGTCCACGTGCTGCGCCGCATGTCGGACTCAATGCGCGCAGAGGCGGCGATCGGCAAGATCCCGCACATCTTCCGCGATCACGACTATCCGATGGGCGCTTCAGCCGACACAGAAAATGGAGAAGACGACGTGACGAAGGACGAGATCACCAAGCTGGTTGCAGAGGCGGTGACCGCCGCCGTCAAGCCGATGCAGGACCAGAACAAGGAACTGGCCGACAAGCTCGCCGCAGCCGAGACCAAGCTGAAGGACGCGAGCGAGAAGGCGCGTCTGGCTGCTGAAGCCCCGGCGCGCAAGACCGTCAACCCGATGGTCACCGCACTGCTCGCCAAGTCCGGCATTGGCCTGCCCGAAGGCGAGGACAAGCTTGCCATGCACAAGGTCGACGAAGCCCTGAAGGCCGCCGGCCTCGATGTGCAGAAGCGCATCATGGTCAAGAACGAACTCGGCCGCGTTGGCGCCCTGTCGTAACGCCGCACAAGAAAAGGACACGCACCAATGACCGCACTCTGGTCTACCCCCGTCAAGGCGGCGGCCGACTTCCTCGGTAACGGCGCCATCGAAATCAACAAGTATGAGACCGAGATCTACGACATTATCCGTCGTAACTCGGTCTTCCTGCAGCGCGTCGACCGTCGCCCCGCGAACGGCCACCCGCACCGCTACTTCGAGCAGACCGCGATTGCGTCCGCGACCTTCACCGATCCGCGCAACATCTCCCCGACCCCGACCGGCCCGACCCGCGTTGAGCGTTCGGCGATGGTCAAGGCGATCACCAACCAAACCAACCTGTCGCTGTTCGACGTCGATGTGACGCGCCAGCAGGGCCAGTTTGCGTATGTCGAGGCCAAGGACATCGAGGATATCGTCAACTCGGTGGTCGTGGCCTCTGCTTCGGCAGTCTGGACCGGCACCGACACCTCGCTGACCTCGCCGACCACCACCCAGTACGTCTCGGCACTGACCCAGATCAGCACCTCGCCGAACGCTGCAGTGGCGATTGCCAACGGCGCCTCCATCATTGACGGCCTGAAGGCTCAGGTCGCCCAGATGGCGGCGAACACCACCTACGTCATCCGCCCGACGGCGATCTATATCGACCCGATCCTGGGTGACTATCTCGATCGTGAAGCCAAGGCCTCGCAGCTCACCTTCGACAAGATCGAGGTCGTCGGGGGTGTCAAGGTCAACGCGATCCAGACCCAGATCGGTACCCTGCCTCTGATTGTCGATCCGTTCCTAGGGGCCGCAAAGACCGCCCAGACTGTCGCGGCCTATGGCCTGTCGGCGGTGCCTTCCGGCTTCAACGGCTACTATGCCGTGATCGTCACCGAGAAGGACATCGAGATGGCTGTTGTCCATGGTGGCGATGGTAATCTCAATCCGCGCCTCTTCCAGCTCGGGTTGCTCGCCGGCTTGCAGGGCCAGTATGTGGCGATTCTGTTCGACAACCTGATCGTCAAGGGCTTCGGCTACGCCCACAAACTCGTGCAGGTAATCCGGCCGTAACAGCCACTAACGGTCCCAGACTGAACCCTCGGCCTTCGGGCCGGGGGTTTTTTATTGAAGCACAGGAGTGCAATTTGAAGGTCTACAGTCGCGGCAGCAATCCCACCTCCACGCTGTATATCTGCCCGGCGGCGGATACGACCGGGGAAGTGCCGGCCGAATGGGTGGATGACAACAACAGTCCGCTGCAATTCACCATAGAGTTCAGGCACGGCGCGGCAGAGGTGCCCGATCCCATCGGGAAATATCTCATCGCTCGCGGCTATGCCAAGAAAACCAAGCTAATCCTGCCGACGCTGGTCGCCTAAAGGACAAACGATGCCCCTAGTCTCAACCGAAGCCACGGGCCAGTATTGGGAGCCGCTGGCGAACGGCCCGGTGGCTCAGTGCGAGTTGGTCTCGCAGGCTCCCGGCCTGCTGGGCGCAACGCTGCCAACCACCGGCACGATCGCGGCGAGCGGCAACTGGATCTCGGCCATCATTGTATCGGACGGATTCAAGTCGCTCAGTGTCGGTGCCAAGTCCACCCAGACGGGCGCGATCAACGTGCAGCGCTATATCGATCGCGCGGGGACCGTTCCCGTCGGCACCGTGGTGACCGCTGCACTGGTCGCAGGTACCGCGCAATGGGTCACCAGCAACGACGGCATGGCCTTCCAGTCATTCACTGTGCAGATCACTAACACCGGAGCTAGTGCAGCCACCGTTACCAATTTCGCTGTCCTCTTGAACGCGAACTAAGCCCATGGCAGGCGGCTCCAACTACCTGGACGGGGAGGAGAACCTCTTCGGCTTCCCCGGCGGCCTGCCTACGGTTCTGCCCTCTGGCGTAGGCGAGCAGGCCAGCGCCATTGTTGACGCCTACCTGAAACGTCCCGAAGGGCTGGTCTACGTCACCGACAAGAACGGCAACCCAGCGTTCATGAAGGCCGCGGTCCCGTCCATGACGTATACCGTGACGAGCGGGGCAATCACTGCCGGCAATCTCGTGACGGTCACTGTGAGCCCGGCGAATATCCGGCCCGACATGATCGGCGAAGTCATGGTGATCAACCGCAACGGCCCTGATGAACTTGAGGCTGTGGTGGTGCAGGGCACGTCCGGCAACAACACGCTGACGTTCCAGACCTGCCAGTTCAACCACGGTGCCTCTGCCGAGCTGGATGTTGGGCTGGTGATTACCGAAGAACGGTCGATGCCGAACAAGCGCTCGATCGCGCGCTACTCAAAGTGGCCGATGCCGACGATCATGTCCCTCATGGGGCGGTACGCCTACGGCCGACGTTCCGATCAGGTCGGTGGCCTGTACCAGGAAATGAATCTCTTGGCCTCGGTGCAGACCTTCGGTGGTCCGCCGCAGTGGATACCCATTTCCATCACCCAATGTTCCTGGAGCGACTCGACCGGGGAAATCTGGGTGCCGGCGGGCATGCTGCTCGCCTACTACAGCGACGTGAAGATCAAGTATGTCGCGGGATTCACGGCGAGCAATGTGCCCGACGAGATCGTCCGCGCGACGGCGTCGGTTGCAGCCGCGCTCATCAGCGCGCAGGCCTATGGCGGGGCAGGGCTCAAGATGATCAGCGCCGGTGACATGCGGATCGAGCGTTTCAGTTCGACCTATCTGGACGGCGATTCCAAGAAGCTTCTCGACCGTTACAAGGCACGACTGACCTTCTAGGGCAGGGGAGATCCAAATGACCGACACCTGGAATGTAACGGCCGCCTACGACAAGTCATCCTACAATGCCGGCGACGTCATGACCGTTACCATCTCCGGTAACGATGTCCTGACCACGACCACGACGACGCAGCAGCAGTCAGGAGCCTTGACGCTGACGCTTACGGCATCCGATGGGTCGACCACCACCATTACGATCCCGGCGACGACGGTGACCAGCACCCACACGACCTCGACGCCGGAGTCGGTCACGGTCACGGGCTTCTCGGATGACTCCGGCCGCGTCTGGACGATTGCGCCGAGCGGCTTGAGCATTAGCGCCACGGCCTGACATGTCGCTCACGCTGACGTTGACGGCCGCTGATGGTTCGACGCATCAGGTGACGCTGCCGCCGCCGACCGTGATGCGCATGCCGTTCCGCACCATCGTCTGGCAGGCCAGCGGGTTCGCTGAACGTCCGTTCCACGTCTTCTATCCGAGATTTCTCGGGACGGCCAAGTAAGCCGCCACACAATCAATCCCCACGAACACCCGCCGCAAGGCGGGTTTTTTATTGGAGAGACCGCTCGCCATGACCGGAATGTCTAACTACGCATCAAACGCCACCTTGAATTGGAAGACCGGCCAAATCCCGATGCCGTCGTTGCCGTCCGTTTATCTGGCAATGTTTACCGCGGTGGGCACCGATGCTGGCACTGGCTTCACCGAGGTGACCGGCGGCTCTTACGCCCGGGTGCAGATTGCCGGTGCAATCGCCGCTGCCGGTACATGGACGACCGCGACGCCCAACATCACGATGGGGTCATCGAACCCGGGCTGGGTCGTTCCCGGCATGACGGTCTATGACGTGACTGCGGCGTCTGCGATCGGAACCGTTTCTTCCTACTCTGGCACGGCGCTGACGCTGACGTCGAATGCGTCGCACGCCTCGTCTGGCTCGACGGACAGCCTCACGTTCAGCGCATTCCCGAACGCCAGTGGCACGTCTCCTTCATCCGTGGTCAACGGTGCGGCGATCAACTTCGCTCAGGCTACCGCCAACTGGGGCACCGTCATTGCCTGGGGTACTTATGACGCGTCGTCGTCGGGGAATTTGATCGATTGGGATTTCATGGGCAACTTTGCGTGGCAGCCCTTCACTATCCCGACAGCGTCGAGTCTGGCGACCGTCAAGGCCCATGGCTACTCCAGCAATGACCCGATCGTGTTTAACCCCGAATATGGTGGCACGCTGCCAACCACATCGACTGGCGTGCTGACGGGCTACACGGTCAACTACGTTGCATCGCCATCGACCGACACGTTCAACATCGACACCACATCCGGCCCGACCACGCCGATTGTCACGACCGCGTCCGGCTCCGGAAATGTGCGCAAGATCACGCAGCAGTCGATCCCGCAGGGTGTCACGGCCAGCTTCGCGGCATCAACCCTCACCCTGACGCTCGCGTAAGGGATCGTTCGTGTCTCCCATTACCATGTATACGATCGTGCATCCGACTGCTGCGGCTGCACCCCCATCTCTCTACGTCAATTCGGAGACGAACACTCTTGCGGCCACGATCTCGCCGAGTCCCCCGGCGGCGTGGTTGCAGGCGGTCGACACTCTGATTTCGACCCTCAAGAGTGCCAGCATTTGGCAGACCTTCGACCTGTTCTACTGCTTCGCTGCCCCGAGTCAGAACGCTTGCAATTTCAACTGGGTCAACCCGCTTGTGGGGCTTCTGACCCCGCACGGCAGCCTGACCTACCAGCCCTATTCCTATGTCGCCAGTGATGGCTCGACGGGCTGGTTCTCGACGACGTTTGGTGTCAACTCTGGCAAGGCGGTCGACGGCAGCGCCGAGTTCGGGCACTTCTGCCTGAGCGAGGCCTCGGACGGCATCAGTGTGTTCCAGAGCACCGGGGGGCGTAGCTTCACTTCCTTGGTGGCGTCCGGCACCGCCATCAACAACATGACCGGCGGCCTCAATACGTCCACGACGGGCACGTGGAGCAGCCAGTGGGGGTCCACGGTGGGCCACTGGGTTCTCCAGCAGGAGGACACGTCGTCCACGCTGGAGGCGTTCCTCGATGGCGCGTCGCTGGGCACCCAGGTCAAGACGCACAGCGCCGATTCTGGCACCGTGCAGCTGTTCAAGAGTTCCGGCGGCTCGTTCACATCAAGACAGACTGCGCTGGTCCACTACGGCTCGAAACTGACGGGCCCCCAGCAGCTCGCCTTGAGTCAGGCGCTCTATACGTTCTTGGCGGCGGTTGGTGTCAAGCCTCTGGCGGGCTATCTCGGCCTGACCACGGGCCCAACGAACCCCGCCGCATACAAGCATATCCCGAACACCACGACGACCTTCCCGGTTACGGTCTCGCCGCTGGCACTGGTCGGCGAAATCCAGGGAAGGGCGGGTGCGTATCCTTACAACCTCATTCTGAACAACGATCCGAACTACGGGCGCTTGTGGCGGCTCGAGGTCCACGGCGGCGACTTCGCATCGTTCGACCATACCTACATCGATCGTGTCCAGATCAATACCGGCTTCGGGGCCGGTCTCTATCCATGGCAGACCACCATGGATCAGGCGTTCTCGTTCTTCATCGAAAGCGGTGGCGTCTATTCCACCGACTTCATGGATCTGGTCGTCGACTGGCACGATCAGACCAGCGGCGTGAATGCCGGTCCCGGCATGACCCCTGAAACGAATGGCTCGGGCAATATTTTCGTTTGGGGCTACAACGCCACGGGATCGCCGACCTATATCAACGAGTACCCGGATACGACATTCGCCACCAAGCCCGCGCAGGGCGTGTGGCACCATGTCAGGTTGACCTGGCGATGGGACAACGCGCCGAACGGCTTCCTCAAGGTGTGGTTCGACGGCGCCCAAATCCTCAACTACACCGGCGGCCAGTTCGGAACGGCGGCAGGGGCTCCGTTCTGGTACAACCTCGCGCTTTATCGAGGTGACAGAACCGGGAGCACCACGACGCCGTTTGCTGTCTGGGTCGCCAATATGGAGATCGATTCCTCCGGTACCCAGCCGCTTTCCTCGCGCATCAACACTCCGCTGCCGACTCCCCCGCTGGTGTAACGCATGCCATTCGGGTTCATCCAGGGGACGGGCGGCTTCTCGGCCTCCAATACGTCTCAGGCTTTTACCTTTGGCGGTGCTGTAACTGCTGGATCGTGCCTGGCGTTGGCCATGCGGTCCAACAGCCAATCCATCACCGGGGTGACAGACAACGTCAACGGCGCCGTTGCATGGACCCAGGTGCGGCAAACGGCGTGGAACGCGCTGGGCAACCAGCTGAGTGTCTACATTTTCCCCAATACCGCGTCGGGAACACCGACCGTCACCGCGACCTTTGCAGCGGCGAGTTCTGTTGACTTTGCCATAGCTGAATATGGTGGCGTGGCCACATCCAGCCCCGTTGATGTCAGCGCCATCCAGTATAATGACACGGCCGGCACAGCAGTTTCACTACCGTCCATTACCACGACGAACGCAAACGACGTCCTGATCGGGGTTTACGTCCTGCAGAACGGCGTGACGTGGACGGACAATGTCGCCGGGTCCACTCCGAATACATGGACGAATCGCATCGGCGCGGACGGCAACATCATCTGGTGGAACGACGTGATCGTGAGTTCTACCGGGACGTATTTCGAGAACGCCACTCTGAGCGCTTCTGAAACATACGCCTCCTGTCAGTTTGCACTGAAGCAGTTCGTGGCTGCCGATGTCCTGATGCCGCAGGCTTGGATGTAGGTCATGAAGCAAATGGGATACATCCTGGTGGATCACCGGGCATCACCCGGTCTGCCAGAGGATATCGCGCGAGCAGCTGGATACGATCCGAAGTTCTGCGGCGAAGGCAAGGTGTTCGAGCAGGACACCATGACATGCTCTCACTGCAAGAGCGTCGTGGTCAAGAACAATGCCCGCACCCGAGAGCGCGCCAAGTGCTTCGAGTGCGACAACAAGGAAGGCCATTACATCTGTGATGGCTGCGACTTCATTCGGCGCGAGCCAGGTTACGTCCATACCCCATTCACGAAGTTCATCGATGACCACCTCGCGGTGGCAGCCAATCCGTGCTCGACGCGCGATTTGCCCACTGCGCCGGGCGTCACGTTATCAGGAACCCCTCAGAAGCTTCTGCTTCCATAAGGAGTAATCAATGTCCAAGCGCGTCTTCCAGGTTTCCTCGTTCACGCCGACCGCGCAGGCCGATGGTGCCCTGTCCGCGGGCACTTGGGCCGCACTGAAGCCTGGATCGTCGACCGATATCCTGAAGATCGGCAAGATGCTACTGATGGGGCAGGCCTCGTCCTCGGCGGTGACGGCGACCATGCTGGCGCGATCGTCCTCGCTTGCCACTACGCCTTCGGCGCTGGCTCTGCCGAACTCAGACGGTCCCGCAAACATCGCGGCGACCGCTGTGTCGACCGCGCCGGTTGCGTTCGTCGCGTCAACCGGCGCCCCGAACCGCTCGCCCGCTGTCGGCATTCCGCGCCTCAACCTCACCTTCAACGCCTTTGGCGGCATCATCCAGTGGCAGACCAACCCGGGCTCCGAAGAGGAGTGGGTTGCGGTCGGCAATAACACTGCGTCCAACTCGGAAACCTTGCTGTCCTCGGCCAACGTCGGCTCCGCTGGTGCGATCGGTGCGGATTGGTTCTACGAGGTCCTGTAAGTTTCGTCTCACTAGCGTGGTCGCGTAGATGACCCTTCGCCGACCACATTTTACGCCGCCGAGGCCTGTGAGGGCGGCGGCACCGGACGCGACGCGCCCGACCAATATAAACCTGCTGACGAATCCGATCCCGGTGTGGACCGTCTTTAGCCACACCTATACGCCGGTGCCGATCTCCAAGTTCGCACCGCCGAATCTGTCGAACCTCTATGGGACGCTGTACTTGGCGGCGAGGAGCGTCGGTGCAGCGCGGGCGCTGAGTCCGCTTGCTGCCAATGCCGCTTTGTCAACCATTAGCAAAAGCGCGGGGCAGGGCGTTTCTGTCCTTGCGCGGTTGATCATCATCACATCCAGTTCCGTGGCCGCCGGCTTTGGCCGCGGTCTTGGATTGTTCCAGACGTTATTCGCAGCTCAGAGCACGGGCGAGGCGCAGGCGAAAGCCTCGCCATCGTTTAGTGCCAGCCTAGTCGCGGCTGGGCTTGGGGCAGCGACGAGTGTCGCTGCCGTTGCCGGTAAGGTTGCATTCGCAGCGAGAAGCGCTGCCGCCGCCTTTGGTCAGCTGATCCCTCCGGGGGTCTTCACACTATTCGCGTCGTCGATCGCCATGGCGCGTGGCCGTTTCGGGGGCATGTCGGGCGCGACATCCCTGCGGGGCGCATCGGGAGCACAGGCCAAGGGACCGGCGGCATTCAGTCCCAAGGCCTTGCTGGCCATTAGAAGCATAGCCTCGGCCAAGGGCACGGCATCTGCCGCGGTCAATGCGTTCCTGCTGTTCGCGAGGTCGTCGGCCGCGGCAAGGGGCGTTGCGTCCATTGCGGCCAAAACGTTCTTTTCCACCACCGGGGTCGCTGCCGCAGTCGGTCGCGCCGGAATCGTCGCCAAGACCGCGCTCGCTGCCAAGAGTGCAGCCGCTGCGAGTAGCTCGGCGCTTTTCCGTGTGGCCGCGCTGTTGCTGGCGGGGTCGTCGGCGGTCGCTAAAGGCACCGCGACCAATACGCTTAAGGCTTTCTTGTCCGCAGCAGGTCGCGCGGTCGCCACGGGCCGCTCGTTCGCGACGGGCAAGATGGCACTCGCAGCCAGAAGCGCGGCGATGTCCTTTGGCCGGAGCCTCGGCGGCGGGATTGCGCTTTCTGCGTACTCTATGGCGGCGGCGTTCTCCAAGGCCTCGCTGACGGTCTTCCGGCTCTCTCAGAGATTTGGGCGCATTCGCCGATGATCCACTGGCCATCAAAGAGATCTGCCGACGCGCATATCGACTACGACTTGTATTGGACGGACAAGCTGGACGTCGGCGATTCGATCCTGACATCGACTTGGTCTATGCCGTCGGCGTCGACCTCGCTGACCTTCGTCGATGGCGGGTTCATCAGCCCCGTCACCAAGGTCTTCCTGACCGGGGGGATAAGCGGAGAGGCCTACATCTTGCAGAACGCCATCACGACGGTGTTCGGCAGCTCGTTCACGCGTCAGGCATCCGTCTTGGTCAAGGACTAGCGACGTGTTTGGAAGGACGGTGAGCGTCTACCGGCAGATGACGTCTGCGGGCCCGAGCGACAGTGCGGTCGGTGATGGCGGCTACTCTGGCCCCGTGCAGTCGACAACGAGCCCGCAGGGGCTTCAGCTTATCGCCTCCGGGCTGATAGCGGAGATCCAGTCCGGCGCGGTAGGGCGCCGCGGGCAATCCGCGGGCACCTTGCCGACCGACGTCGTCTATGCGCCGACGTGGACGATCTACATCCCGTCCACCGCGGTGGGGCAGTACACGGTGCGCGACCGCGACATTATCGTGGACGATGAGGGCTATCGCTACGAAGTCGGCCAGAATTACTGGAACATTCTTGGCTACAAACTGACGTGCATCCGTTTGGAGGCATAAATGGCCGACCTTTCGGATGTGACGGCATACCTGAAATCTCAGGCCATATCGGCCGTCTATCCTAACGGTACATTGCAGCCGAGTATCGTGGGGCTGGACTGCCTCGTTGTCGAAGGCTGGCCTAACGCCGCGAAGCTCGATCTCGATGTCGCCGGCATGACGCTGGACAATTCGAGGAAGCCGCCCTTAGAGGTGCAGCGCCCGAACGGCCCGCGTATGAACGTCAGCGTGTTCCCGATGGCGGGGACTGGCGTCAGTACCTACCAGATACAGGACGAGACCCGCATCATCTCGCAGCCGACCTACGGAATTACGTTCGTGGTCATTGGCGATGTGATCTATGCCTCGGGACAGCCGGGCCCCGGCGAGTACCTCACAGTCGAGGCGGACCGGCAATTCATCTATTCGGCAACGGGCGCGACACTTCCTGCCATCCTCTCAACCCTGGCCACACAGGCGCAAGCGAACTACCCAACCGCGAGCTCAACAGCAACGTCGCTGAGCATCCCCGCCAAGTTCTCATTCTCCGTAAGGCAGGGCGGTGTCGGCGTGATGGGCAAGGTGACGTGGCGCCAGAAGCATTGCGTCATGGTCAGCGTGTGGGCCGATACGCCCGATCACCGCACGACGCTCGCTAGCGCGGTCGACAATCTGATCAAGCAGAACCTCAAGGTGTCCATGCCGGATACCTCACAGGCCGTCATCCGCTACAGCCGCACCAATGTGATCGATGAGGGCGAGGCGAGGACGGTCTATCGCCGCGATCTCATTTACGAGGCCGAATACGCCACGTTGGAAGAGTTCCCCGGCTATGTCGTGACATCGGTCACGATAGACATCGCCAACCCGAGCAACACCGCAATCGCGACCGCCATCGTCTGAGAGAGGTCACCGTGCAATATCACCTGATCTGTGTCCACGACTTCCACGGCTACCACAAGGGGCAGAGGGTCACCGATCCCTCGGAGGTCGAAAGACTGATGAAGGATCGCGACCACCACTTCGTCAGGGTGCCTGCATCGGAAGGTGGTGAGCCCGAGCCCAGTGCAGACGACTAACAGAGCCGTCAGATCAACCCAATGACCCGCCCTTCGAGGCGGGTTTTTTATTTGGAGAAAGTTAGATGACGACCGGCACTGTTTTCCTCGACGGTCAGCAGAATTTGGCGGCACTTACCGTGCCGGGCGTCTATGGGGACATCATCCTCCCCACGCCGCAACTTCTCGGCACGCCGACCAACATCGAAGGCCTTGTGGGTGTTGCAAGCTGGGGTCCGCTCAATGCGGTGATGGGTGTTTCGAAGCCGTCGGATATGGCGACCACGTTCGGTCCGCCGATGATCCGCCCCTATGACATGTCATCTTATGTGTCGGCCGCCTCGCAGGTCGGTGGCGCGATCGGCTTTTTCTGTGTGCGCGTGTCTGACGGCACAGACCTCGCTGCTACTGCAAACATCGGCGGCGTCACCATCACCGGCAAGTATACTGGAGTTCTCGGCAACAAGATCAACGTGTCGATCCAGAATGGCTCGCTGGCCAATTCGTGGATGCCTGTGGTTGGCTTCCCGGGCATCGTCCCGGAGCAATTCAACAACATCACCGGCCCGACGCCGGCAACCGGCAGCGCCACATTCTCAGGCCAGCCCTCCAATAATGACGTCCTGACCATCGGCGGCACGTCGGTCACGTTCGTGACTGCGAATCCAGTGGGCAGCCAGGTCCAGATTGGATCGTCGCTTGCCGTGACGCTGTCGAATCTCTTGGCCTTCCTGCTGGCATCGTCGGACGTCAACCTCGTCAAATTCAGCTATGCGCTGTCCAGTAACGTGCTGGCGTTCTCGGCCAACCAGTTCGTTAACTCCGGCGGCAGCGCTGGCGCTTCGGGCAACTCTCTGACCCTCGCCAAGGTTTCGACCGCCATTACGCTGTCTGGTGCCACCCTGACTGGTGGTGCAGGCACTTGGCAGACCTTCTGGAACAACGTCGCCAGCGTCATCAACAGCGGTAACGCCTTCCATGGGCCGAGCCAGTTTGTGATCGCGACGGCAAACGTCTCCACGGTCCCGCCGACGCTATCTACCCAGACGACCCTGTCGGGCGGCACTGATGGCGCGTCCAACGTCACCGACGCCACGCTGATGGGGCAGGACATCACCCCGCGAAAGGGCATGTTCGCCCTGCGTAATGCCGGTGTCGACTGCTTCACGCTCTGCGATCTCTCGACGGTTGCTGACTATGCGGCGATTGCCTCGTTTGCGCTGTCGGAGACTTGCTACGCGATCTTTGCATCGCCATCGGGTGACACCATCGCGAACTGCCTTGCGACCATAACCAATGCTGGCGTCGACACGCCTTGGTTCAAGTACATCCTCGGAGACTGGCCGACCTTCTATGATAGCTTTAACGGTGTCTCGCGGCTGATCAACCCGTCCGCGTTCGGCATCGGAATCTTCGGCAACCTGTCGCCTCAACTCGGATCTCTCAACAAGCCACTGCAGGGTATCTCGGCAACCCAGCGCTCGACGTTGGGCCAGACCTATTCCGACACCGAGTTGTCGCAGATCAACACCGGCCGCATCGACGTCATCCTGCCCCCGTCGAGTTCGCCGGGCGGCTATTACTTCTCGTTCGCATCGGGCCGCAACGCCTCGTCGAATACGGCTGCCAATAGCGACATCTATCCAAGGCTGACCAACTTCCTGATCCGCGCTGCGCAGAGCAAGGCGGCGGGGAGCTTCGTGGGCCAGTTGCAGTCGATCCAGCCCAACGACCAGACCCGCGCGAAAGCGAAGGCCCTGTTTGATGGTTTCTCGGCGCAGCTCGCCTCACCGCAGGTCGGGCTCGGCATCAACGGGCAGGGCATGATCGATGCGTGGTCGGTGCAGTGTGATTTGCTCAACAACCCGGCGCCACTGCAAGCACTTGGTTATCTCTTCCTGTACTGGCAGGTGAGGTATTTGAACGAAGTTCGTTACTTCGTTGTGAAGTTCGCCGGAGGTGGCAACGTAACCATCACCCCGCAGAGCACGCCGCCGACTCCGTCGCAGTTCCTGCCCTCGGCGAACACATCGCTCTAACCGACCCCAACGCCTTTGTCCTGATCGCCCCGCCCTAGCCGGCGGGTTTTTTGTTTGGAGACTTCAATGCCCACGAATACGATGAACATTGGCGTCGACTACTCGTTTTCCTACTTCGACGGTGCAAGCGGCATCCTGCTCGACATCTCCGACATCGAGGATGTCACCATCACCGCTATGAAGCACGACATCAAGGCGATGCCGTACAACAACCTTCCCCGTTACGACTATGTCGACGACGGCTTCCGCATCGAGTTCAGCATTGTGCGTACCAGCGCGACGCTGGAAAACTACATGATCACGCGCTCGCAGCAGCTTCTGAACGGGACGGTGCGGCAGCCGGGCTTCCTGAACCAGGCCATTATCAACCCCGATGGCTCGACCAGCCGGTATCAGTACGTCAACTGCGTCATCTTCCTCACCGACCACGGCAACATCAGCCGCGACAAGCCTGTGAAGCTGAAGCTTGAGGGAATGGCCAGCGCCAAGACGCAGATTGCCTAACAGTAGGAGAGTGCATGTCCACGGAAAGTGAGACAATCCTTGCGCGATACAAAACAGTAGAGAAAGAGGCCGACAAGCTTGGGCGCCTGATCGGAGTTCGGCGCCTGAGGCCTAGCGAGCAGGCCAAGGTCACGGGCATGACGCCCGAGCTGAGCGGCCACGATGAGGTCATGACGCCGGACGGCAACAAGGTGCAGATATCGCACCGGATGCCGCATGTTATCGCTGCCGCCGTGTGCATGATCAACGAGTCGCCCATTCCGTTCCCGCGCAATCGCGGCGAGCTTGACGCAATCTTCGATAAGCTTGACGCCGAGGGGTTGGCTGCGGCTGGTGCGGCACTCGGGCGCCTCGCAGAGGACTCGCCGGTCAACGGGGCCGAAGAAGCAAAAAACTAGTCGAGGACCCTGTTTTTCGGATGATCTGCTGGAGCATCCAGAATGGGGTCCCGTTCGATGTCGCCCATAACATGTTCGACCACGAGTTGCTGTCCTATTCGATTGTGTTCGCGTCGCTGAAGAACGGCGGGCAGGAATGGGACTGGGACCGAGGCGGGTTCATCGAGAAGCGGTGATCAATGCAGATTGGCGTCATCACGGTCGGCGGTCGGCAGGTCGGCGTCGTTAGTCTGACTGATGGTTATTCCGCAGATCCATTCGTCCCCGATCTTGATGGCTACGTGCCGCAGGGCCGGGCGGCAGAGCACACCTTGGGCGCTCCGTCTGGCGCGGCACACGCTCCGCATCGATATGCCTCGCACGGTCACGAGGCGCACACATCAGATCGCGCCCATCACCATACCGCGCACGAAGGCTATACGCCGCAGGGCAAGGACTATGCAGGGAGCGGCAGTCGTCCGGTCAGCCAAGGCTCGGCCGAGGTCGATCAAGCGATCGTGGAAGCGGCTCGTGCTCACCACCTCGATCCCAACACCATGCGAGCAATTGCCGACATCGAATCCGGCATGAACCCGTCGTCGAACGCCAACCGATCGACGCAGTACAAGGGACTCTACCAGATCGGCCACGACGAGTGGCGCAGGTTCGGGGGTGGCGGCAACATCTACTCGGCGCGCGAGAACGCAATGGGCGCGGCGCGGATGTTCGAGGCGAACCGGAATCAGTTCCGCGAGCACTTCCATCGCGATCCGACCGACGCCGAGCTTTACATGATGCACCAGCAGGGGTTGGGCTTCTATACGCGCGGTGCCATGACCAACATCAGCGGCAACCCGTATCCCGGAATGCACGGCGCTCAGACGCATGAGAGCTTCGAAGAAGGGTGGGGGCGCAGGCTGGCGCGAGGCAAGGCTGCATTCGCGGCCCGCCATGGTGATGAAGCGAAGGCCGAGAAGCCATTCGATCCGGAGACGTCGGTGCCATGAAGGAGTTCTCCCTCGCGAGTCTTGCCGCCTTCGCTACGGCGTCCGTCGTCGGACTGGATCGCGCCAAGCATGAGGCGTTGGAGCATGTCGCGGTGATCGTCGAGGACGGCGCGAAGGCGGCAATCGGCACGTATGAGTTCGGTTGGCCGTCGCTGGCACCTTCTACTCTTGCGAGAAAGTCGGCCGATACCCCGCTGCTGGAGACCGGAGAGATGCGCGACAGCATCCGCCACGAGGTAACCGGCGATACGGCTCGGATCGGGTCCGATCTCGACTATGCCCTGTATCAGGAAGTCGGCACGTCAAAGATTCCGCCACGATCATTCCTGATGGGGTCAGCGCTCCATCATAAGGAAGAGATTATCCACGCGGTCGGTCAGGAAGTGATGACGAAGCTAATTAGATAGCAGCCCCGTCATTGCGACAGCCAGGAAAAAAAGGGCCAAGCCGCAGGCTGCGCCGATAATAATCTTAAATACAAGAACGACGGCGCGAAGATACCAATTGATGTACGTCTTCGCGGCGGTAGATGCCCATCCTGTTCCTTGGATGGGCGGGGGGCGCCTCTCGGGAGGCCAGTCCCATTCCTGCTTCATGACGGAGTGACTCCTTGGAGACATGGAAAGTAGCAATCGCGCTCTCCATGAGCTCGAACCACAATGCCGTTCTGTCGGCGCTGTCTTCAAGCTTACTTGGGGTACACGCACAGGTAAACAAGCTCCAGGGCGGCTTCAATAAGTTGAAATCGGCGATTGGCGGCGCATTGAGCGTGACCGCCGGCATGGCGCTGTTCGGCGTCATGGAAAAAATCGTTGATAAAACAAAGGATTACAGCGACGAATTGGTGAAGCTGAAGCGGCTGGGCGGCGACATGCTGCCCGCCGTCACCAGCGGGGCAATGTCGCGTCAGGCATTCGATATCGCCCAGCGCGTACCCATGAATGTGACGGATCTGCTCAAGATTCCGGGTGCCAGCTATTCGATCCTCGGCCAAGATGACTCGATGAAGGTATGGGAATCTCTGGCCCGATTCTCGTGGGTCATGCAGAGCGACAAGGGCTACAAGGGCGACTCTGGCAAGGATTTGCAGGATCTGCTGCGCGCCAGTGAGTTGACCGGGCGATTGACCGACCCCAATACTCATAAGGCCGCCGTCGACGAGTTGCAGCGCTTCCTTGACCTGTCGGCCAAGGTGATGGCCGCCACGCATAACATGGTGAACCCGCAGACTCTGCTCGGCATGGCCAAGCAGGGTGGCTTCACGATGCGTGGGTTGAGTGACGAGGGCTTCATGACGCAGGCCATCATGGCGCAGGCCATGGGCGGTCCTCGCGCTGGCACGGCCTATCTATCGTTGTGGCAGCAGATGGCTGCCGGCACGATGTTCAAGCGCACGGCCGAGGGCATGCAGGACGTCAACCTGCTCAAGCCCGGTGAATGGCACACTGACCACGGTCGCGTCATTCTTGATAAGGGGGCCTCGCAGCGCCTGACCAAGCTGATCGGCAATGACCCGCTCGATCTTGCCGCCAATCTGGTGGAGCATTTCAAGCAGCAGGGCGTCACCGACCCAATGGAGCAGATGCGCCTCGTAATGCGGGCGCTGGGTCGTCAGACCACGCAGCGTTACACTGCAGAGGAAGTGACGAACTTCCACCAAATCATTGCAGAACGCAATCGCATGAAGCAGGGCCTCGGTGCTGGCGATGCGTTCGGCCTGCTCAACAACGAGTCCGTCACCGCCAATATGGTGGCGCTACAGAACGCGTGGACCAATCTGCTCACCGCGGTCGCGGGTCCCAACAGCGAGAACGTCATCGCTGTCCTGCAGAAGCTCACCAGCGTCATTAATTCGATGACCGCTAACGTCAATGGCATGAACCCGGAGACGCTGAAGAACATCGGAATCGGGTTTGGTATTCTCGCTGGTGCTCTGACTGGTGGGGGCCTCGTTGTCCTTGCGGCGGCGCTTGGTCCTGCCGGCTGGCTGGCTGCAGGATTGATTGCACTGGGCGCGGCGGCGGTTGCGTGGGGACCCCAGATCCAGGGCGCCATGGACAAGGTGCGGGACTTCTTCCTGAACCTTCAGCAGCGCGTACTGACCAGTATCTATTCCATGGGCGACGCAATCTACAACGCATTGAAGTCGGTGTGGGACAAGATCACCGCGCTGTTCTCTGGTGGCGGCTCCAAGGACCAATTCCAGAAGGATCTGGAGGAGCGCAACAAGCTCTATGTTCCGGGACGATTTGAACCCGGTGTGGGCGGGAAGAACCGCGAGCAATACGCGTTCTCGCTGAACATTGACGGAGACAGGATCGCGCAGGCGATCATAGACAAGATCGACTCGCGCTATCGCTACAGCACCAGTAGCCCGGCATTTAATGGCGGCGGACGCTTCGAGGCCTGACGCATGCCCACGGATGTATTGACGCTCGGCGGGATCGTCTTCGACGATTTCTCCACGCCCGAGACCATGATGGGCGGCGGTCAGCAGGCCATGGTTGTCCATAAGTTGCCCGGCGGCGCTCGTGTGATCGACACGTTGGGGCCCGATGAGGCCGACATCGCATGGCGAGGGTTCCTGTTCGGCGACAATGCCTACAACACGGCACTGGCGCTTGATGCGATGCGCGCGGCGGGGCAGGTCGTGCCGCTTTCTTGGGGCGGCCAGTTCCGCTCGGTGATCGTCAACACCTTCATCTACCGCGTCAGGCGCATGCCGGTGTGGGTGTTCTATGAGGTCATTTGCACCGTCACCCAGAATCCGCTGCTCGGTGCCCTTAGCGCCGTTCCATCCAGTATCGATACGCTGGTGCAGGGTGACCTAGCCTTGGCAATTGGCCTATGAGCATTCCCGCCAATATCACGGCCGAACTCGCCTACTTGCAGGGGCAGGTTGCTGCGGCATCCCCGCTTGCCAATGCGCCGTTTGCGACCATCAAGGCGATGCAGCTCAACGCTGGCAACCTGGTCAACGATGTGCAGGCGGCACTGACGGCACCGAGCGTGCTGGATACTTTCGCCGCTCCCCTTGATGCACCGAGCATCGTCGCTGGGTTTCAGGATGTCGTGACGGCGGCCGAAGATCAGAGCAAACTTTCGCTGATGCGCGGCGTGGTCGGGCGCGTCGCCTCAAATCTGGACCAGCTTGTCTGATGGCTCAAGAATTCATCGCAGCCACAATTCCAGCAAAGGTTCTCCGAGGCGTCAGCGGCACAAACCTTTTCATCATAGCGATGCGGCAGACCGGCGATCCGCTGCAATGGGTTGCCATCGCCGAACTCAACGGCCTGACCGACCCGTGGATCAATGGGCCGATGGATATCCTGATCCCTCCCGTTTTCCCGACAGGCACGCAGACTGGCATTCTAGGGTTGTGAGATGGCGATCACGTCGGGCGTTGGGCCACATGCCGCGTGGCTCAACGTAAATGGAACGTGGCCGATCGAGCATGGCAACGTAGCGCAGAGCGCCGACCGCAAGACGTCGTCGTTCTCCGGCGAAATCCCGATGGGCCTGCCGGGGGCGCGGGCGGCATTTGCAAGCCTCTCTGCCGGCACGGACGCCACTATCACCGTCATGACGCGCGGGCAAACCGCGACCCTGATGACCGGGGAAATCGACGAGGTCAATTTCGACTATATCCGGCGCGAAATCCACTTCCGGGGTCGCGACAAGTCGGGCGCGCTGCACGAGAACGTCACGAGCGAGAAATGGATCAACAAACTCCCATCGGATGTGGTGCGGGAACTGACTGGAAGGGTCGGGTTATCCGGCAACATTTCATCGAGTTCTGTAAAGGCTGGGAAGCAATTACAGCAGGACTTCGTCAAGCTCAGCGAGAACAACACCTTCGCGCAGATCATCCACGAGATGGCGCGGATTGACGGTGTTCGCTGGTGGGTCGATCCAAACGGCACGTTCCACTATGTGCCGTACGGAAGCCAGCAGGGCACCTACTCCATTTCTATCAATCAAGAGGTCGAACCAATCTCGGCGGACTGCATTGAGCTGCACGTGAGCCACAACCTGCAGGCGGCCCGTCCGATCGCAGTCACGGTCAAGGGCTGGCACTCGAAGAAACGGCAGATATTCCAGTATAAGTCCAACGTCGAGGGCTCTGGGCCGACGCGGACATATAACTATCAGGTCCCGACGCTGACTCAGGACCACGCCACCAAACGCGCCAAGTCGGAAGCGACCGAGAAGGCGCGGCATGAGTTCATCGTTTCCGCCACGGTGGTGGGCGACCCATCAGTACAGGCTGGGATGGGGCTGCAGCTGAGCGGCACCGACTTCGATCAGGTCTACGACATCGACGAGGTCCACCACGATTTCGGTATGAGCGGGCATCGTACCCACATCACGGCTCGCTCGCCCAAGTCAGGAAGGTCTGCTTCGTAAATGTCGGGCAATCTGGAGAACTTCGTCTTCAGCTGCATCGACCGCTATCACCGCGCCGCTCTTGGCGGCTCGTCCTATCACGAGCGGCACGCGATCGTCACGAGCTATGACCCCGAGCGGTACCTCGCCAAGGTCATGTATATGCCGGAAGGGCAGGAGTCCGGCTGGCTGCCGATCGAGACCGGGCACATCGGATCTGACTACGGTTTTGCTGTCGGCCTGCAGCCCGGTGATGGGAAGAAGTCCGGCGATCAGGTCATCGTTCGCTTCCAAGAGGGCGACCTAGAATCCGGCAAGATCGTCCAGCGCGTCCACTCCGATGACGACAAGCCGCCGACTGTGCAGTCCGGCGAAATGGTCATGTGGGCCAAGTTCAAGAAGTCCACTGGCAAGTCCACGATTGGAGACGACAGCACCGACGACGCATCGGGCAGCGACAACGATCAGGCGTCCGACGCTCAGGGTGGATCTGGCCAGCAGTTCTATTTCAAGAACGACGGCTCCGCGACGATCACTGACGGAAACGGTGCCACCATCGTCATGGACGGCAAGGGCAATATCACGCTGACCTGCAATAACTTGTCATTCAAAATCGGCGGCAATTGGATATCGGACATTGCGAAAGTGATGACCGCCGTCGCCGGCAGCGATCTTGGATTGTCGGCCGGCAACAACGCCCAGATCGCGTCCGGCAATATCACCGGCATCGAGGGCGCGAGCTTCGTCAACCTACAGGGTGGCGGCACCGTATCTGATGGCTCCGTATCGCCTTCGCAGGGCGGCTCGATGCAGCCGCCGACGACGGTGACGCCGTGACGACGCTGGCGGACTTCTCCTTCGTCATCAACAACGCGCTTGGCACCGTCCACGTCAACGCTGTCGGCGCGACGGTGTCCACAAGTGCGCTCGCCACCAACATCAATTATGTGCAGTTCGACGGCGCAACGGGCGTCGGCCAGATCATGTACAACGATCGGCCTTCGATCGCAGAGCAGTTCACGGACCCGTCGCCGTATCAGACCTATATCAACTCATGGATTAGCGCCGAGGCCGCGCTGCTGACCCTGCCGCTGACCCTTGCGCAAGCCAAGGCGGTCAAATGCGCGCTGGCGAGTGCCATCTGGGGTGTGAAGCGCCAGCAGCCGGTCAACGTCACCGTGACCGCAGGCAACTACAACTGGGACGCGTCAGACCTTGGCGTGTCGAGACTGAGCGCGATTGCGCCGTATATCTATATCGGCCCCGTCAACACTCTGATCGGCACCATCAACAGCGAGATGGCAACGCTGATCTCGGCGCTGAACACGAACGTCGGCGACTACAACGGATTTGTCACAGCCTACGGCTCCTTCGTCACCAACCTGCAAACCAACCTCAACACTTGGGTGGCGCACCTCAACACCTCAGAGGCGGCCGTCACCAATTGGGTGCAGCCCGGCAACATGACGGTGCCGGCGAGCGGCTCGCCGTCGAACATGGGCAACACATCATTCTCTGCTCTGTCTACGATCACGCCGCCGACGATGAACCTTCTTCCTGTCGGGGCGACGTCAAACGTCAGCCTGTCACCGGCGGACCTGGGCTCAATCTTGCAGGCCATTGCGACACAGAACGCGCGTGAGGCGCTCGCCAACGCAACTATTCAGGCGGCGGTGAACGCGCTCTCCACAATCTCGGCGGTGGTCGCCTACGACGTGACAACGGGGTGGTGAGGTGGCTGACGTCTCGCTGGAATGGAACGCCGACTTCATGGTCGACGCGACCGGAGACCTGTTGGTCATCGATGGCGACGATGAGGTCAGGCAGCGCTTGGAGCGTCGCCTTTTTACAGCCGTGCAAGGTTATGTTTGGCACCCGTCATACGGGGCGGGTCTACCGCAGAAGATCGGCAGCGTGCTGTCCGCATCCCAAATCCGCTCAATCGTTGCATCTCAACTCGCGGAGGAGGCGTCGGTCGCACCAAACCCGCCGCCACAACTGACCGTCGCAACCGATCTGAACAACTCGGGCGCGGTCAGGATCGGCATTCAATATTTCGACGCGCAGACCGGCGTGTCTGTGAGTTTCGCGATAACGTCGTGAGGAATTGATGGCGTCCTTACCAACCAAATCCGAGCCGACGATCGTCTCGGAGGGGGTCGCCGGGATTCAGGGGCGTGCCAGCAAGCTGATCAACTTTGCCACCGGCTCGACGCTGCGCGCGATCGTCGAGGGCTTCGCCGGTGTGTTCCTGTGGATGCAGGGCCTCGTGCTGCTGGTCTTGCAGGCCTCGCGGCTTTCGACGGCAGAGGGCGACGACGTCGACACCTTCACTGTCGATTTCATGAAACCGTTGCCGGGCAGCCAGACCGCAACATTGCCGGGCGGGTCACCACGTCTCGGCGCGCAGGCTGCAAGCGGGCAGGTGACGTTTGCGCGCTTCACTGCGGCCCCCAGCTCCTGCTTTATCCCAGCTGCGGGTGGCGTGACCACCACTGGTGCAATCACCAATGCCGGCCCCAACAATGCGGCCACGGTATTAACCAACGACGGCACCAATCAGACCTTTGTCGTCACGGTAGACACGGCGAACCCTTATTACTCGGCCACGCTTGGCGGTTATACGCTGCCGGCAAACCAAGCCTCCTTCAATGTGCCGGTCGAGGCCCTGATCGCAGGCAGCGCTGGCAATGTTCAGGCCGGCACCATTAGTCTGATCTCCAGCCCGATCACCGGCATCGATACAGTCAATAACGTTGCATCCTTCACGAATGGCGCGGATCAGGAATCCGACAGCCAGCTGAAGCGACGTTTCTCGGCCTACATCCTTGGACTTGCCCGTGGTGACCACTACGGCCTCAACGCCTCGATCGAGGGCACCGACGTCACGGTGCAATATGCACTGACCGAACTCTACAATTACGACGGCTCCTATCATCCCGCCTATTTCTTCGTCGTCGCCGATGATGGATCTGGATCGCCGTCACCAGCCTTCATGCAGATGATTACGGATGCCGCAAATGCGGTACGGCCGCTCGGCATTCAATGTGCCGTATTCCCGACCGTGCTGTTCACGGCGAACGTGCAAATGCAGATCACGACACTGCAGGGCTACAACCATGATGTGGTCGTGGCGCAGGTCTCCAATGCGGTTGCGACCAACATCAATCTGCTCGGTTTGGGAAAGGCGCTTTCAATCGGACAGATCTCGGCATGGGCCTATGCCGTACCGGGGGTCGTGCCCGGTAATGGCGTCGCCGGTGTCACGCTCAATGGTGCCATCGGTGATGCCGCCACCATCGTGCCTAGCAAGCTCACACAGGATGGCAAGAACACGATCATTTACGGTTCGGTAAAAGCCGGGGTCATGGTGATCTCGTGATCGATAGCGGCGATCCCACCGTCACCGGCACGCCAGCCAATATCCAAAACCGCGTCCAAGGCGTCGTGCCTCGGCGCTGGTGGAGTTGGACGGCGTGGAACACCGGCATCGTTAGCGCCATCGTCGGCGGTCTCTCCGATCTCGCATCGTGGTGCTACAGCCTGATCCCATACGCCAAGGCTCAGACGCGCCTTGCAACCGCTTACGGTGTCTGGCTCGACATCTGGTCTTATGACTTCCTTGGCATGGTGCTGCCGCGTAACGGTGCCATCGACGACGCGTTCCGGGTTCTGATCAAGACCATGATCCTGCAGGAGCGGGTCACCCGCGCCGGCATGTCGAACGTCATCAATCAGCTCACAAGTGCTGCTCCAGCGGTCTTTGAGCCGTGGAATACCGGAGATACGGGCGCTTATTCGAGCCCGAGGGCCAATGGCTTCAAGTGCGGCCAGTTCGGCTACGGCGTCGGCAACGGCGGCTATGGCAACATGAACCTGCCGGGCCAGGTCTTCATTGGCCTCTTCCGTACCGGCTTCAGCGGCATCCCGAACGTTGACGGCTGGGGCGGCTCATCCGCCGGTTATGGCGTCGGCACCATCGAATATGCCGGCAAGTACACAACGCTCACCGGCATTACGAACCAGATGATCCTCGATGCCATCGAGAACACGAAACCGACCGGCGTTACCTGCTGGGTGACGTTCCTCGGTTCGCCGACGCCGTCGATCCTCACCAGTGAGTCCGGCGCAATCCTGACGTCTGAAAATAGTTCGGAGCTGCTGGCAAAATGATCAAGAAGGCACTCTTGGCGTTAGGCCTGATCGCCGTCGCCACGCAGCCGCTGCGCGCCCAGACATTCCAGAACTATTCGTCCTACGTTCTCGGCCTGCCCCCGGTGGCATTCCTCGTTGGTAACGAGAAGTTCGCGGTCATCCAGTCGACCCAGCCACGGTCGGCAACTGCGCAGCAGATCCTCGGCGCTATCAACGGCGACTGCCATTTCACGTCGTCAATCATATGCGACAGATCGAATGGTGCTCCATTTGCGCCGAGTGCGTTTGCCAACGCCCTGAACGCAAGCAACATCAATCAGGGCACGCTTGCCAGCGCCAGGATGTCGCCGGTCGCCCTCGGGACGAACGGCACAAATGGCGGTGTCGTAGGCCAACTCACGCTTGGTAACGGTGGCTGCGGCGGCACAACGGCCGCATCGTGCCTCAACAACATTGCTCCGACACCGACCCGTGCGGGTGACATTCTTCGCTGGAATGGTACGGCGTGGGTGACCATCCCCGGCAACACAGGCTCGATTGGTATTCTCCAAGAAGATGCCAGCGGTAACGCAAGCTGGGTCGCGCCGGGCTCTGGTACGGTTATGCAGGTCAACACCGGGGGCATGGCGACGGGCGGCCCGTTCACTACCAGCGGCACCGTCACCGTCACCGCAGCGGCCAAGTCGGACCAGCAGGCAGCCTCTTCGTCCACGCGGGCCGTCACGCCCTCCCAACAACAATCCCATCCAAGCGCGGCCAAGGCCTGGGTCAACTTCACTGGATCTGGTTCGAATGGTGCTGAGACAATCAATGCGAGCTACAACGTCAGCAGCGTCACCCGCACCAGTCCAGGTTCGTACACGATCAGCTTCACAACACCATTTGCCGCAACCAACTACGCCTGCTCTGTCACCGCATTTTCTGGTGGATCGTTCGGCTGGGGGCAGGTGGTCAGTGCGGCGACCGGCAGCGTCTCCATTGCGTTCGTCACGATTAGTGGCGGCTCACTCGTAGGCTTCGATCCCGTTGGACAGGTCATCTGCTTCGGGACGCAGTGAAGCCAACTTTCAAATACGCCCATCCAAACCCCGCCCTTGAGGCGGGTTTTTTATTGGAGAGCGGCTAGAGCAGGAGACCGAGAGATCGCATGTGTTCCATAGGGTCTCTGGCGTGTTTTTTGAGATTACATGGCCCGCATAGCAACTGGATGTTTTGGGCCAATTTGTGCCGCCTCTTGCCAGAGGTGTGATGTGGTCGGTGTGATCTTCGTCGCCGAGTTTACGGCGACAAATCGCGCATCGGTTGCGCTGTAATTTTCTGATCCTGGTGATATCGTCTGCGGTGTGGAATCCTTCTGCGGCTCGGCGTCGAGCCCGACTGACCCGATGGTATAGACGAGATTTCTCAGGATTAGCAGCTTGCCAAGCGCGATCCTTGGCTCGTTTACGCTCCTTATTCTCTTCTCTCCATCGCTTACCGCTAGCAAGGCAGGCTTCGTGATTCTCGTACCAATACTTCTTCATATAATGGATTTGAGATTCGCGATTGGCTGAGTACCAAGCAGCGCGCGTGACCTTGCCGCGCCCTTGGTTGTCCCTGAACCACTTCCTGGCTCGTGCTTTGGCGCACTCCTTACAAGTCGCGCTGTAGCCAGACTTGCTCCTGCCGTTCCGGTGAAAATCGGTGAACGGCTTCGACTCTCTACACACCGAACATCTCTGCATGACGCCCACTCTACCATAAGTGGAGCGCCAAAGGGAAACTTTATGGACAGACCCATAGTTTACAGCGCGGCCCTCCCGCAGACGACCGACGTGCTCAATGTCGGCAAGTTCGGGATGGTCGGCACCGCGTGGCTCTCGCAGGCGCTGCTCGGCCCCAATACCGTCGTTGCCGGATTAACGTGTCAGCCGACGTCTCCCACCGCCTCGCTCAACGTCGTCATCGGGCCGGGCTCAATCTACCAGCTCGATCCAACAGATTCGACGTCGTATGGCGATCTCGGAGTCGACAGCACTGTCATCATGAAGCAGGGCCTGTTTCCGGTGGCCCAGTCGCTCACGATCACGCCGCCGGCAACGACTGGCTTCTCCATGACCTATCTGGTCGAGGCGGCGCTGCAGGATACCGACTCCGGCATTACCGTCCTGAGTTATTTCAACTCCGCGAACCCGGCGCAGCCATTCAGCGGACCATCGAACTCCGGTTCATCCAACGCCACGACACGCACCTCGGTCGTGGCCGTGACGCTCAAGGCCGGCGTTCCTGCCGCAACCGGCAGTCAGCTTGCCCCCAATGTCGATCCCGGCTTCGTCGGGCTCTACACCATCACGGTCGCCAACGGTGCGACGCAGATCCTGTCCGGCAATATCGTTCAACTTCCCCTTGCGCCATTCTTTCCGACGCTTCCATCAGTACCAAACAACGTTCAGCTGCAATCCTGGGTTTATGCTGGCACCGATACCGGCGCCGCCAACGCTTACGTCATCACGTTCGGGGCGAACGATCCGGTCCCGACCTCCTACACGGTCGGCATGAAGGTGAGTTTCACGGCTCAGCATGCCAACACGGGCGCCAGCACCATCAATGTGAACGGTCTCGGTGCGGTCTCAATCTTCCGCGCATCCGGCGTCGCGGTCGCCAGCGGCGACATCAGCTCCGGCCAGATCGTCGAACTGACCTATGACGGCGCCCACTTCCAGATGGCGAACTATCTGGGCAGCGGCACCAACACGAACTCCAGCACGGTGGTCGGTGTCCCGTATGTCGCTGACACCGGCACCCAGAACCAGCTTATTGCGACGTTCAGCCCGGCTATCACAAGCGGCCAGCAGGTCGCAGGTCTCGTCGTCACGGTCAAACTTGCCAACAACATCACCGGCGCCTGCACGATCAACGTCAACGGCCTCGGCGTCAAGAATGTCACGCTCGGCGACGGCACCAACCCGCCGTTCAATGCCTTCGTCGCCGGCATGGACTTGATGATCGAATACGACGGTACCGAGTACCAGATCGTCAACACCTCGGCCGGCATGTTCTATCGCCGGCCGACTGGCAATATCAATATCTACGTCAATACCTCGACGGGCTCCGACACGCTCTATGACGGCACCAGCGCCACGGTGACGGGCGTCGGCACGGCCGGGCCGTTGAAGACGATCGGCAAGGCAATGCTGGTTGCGTTCGGCTATGCGCCGAGTCAGTTCTCAATCACGATCCAGGTTGCCGCTGGTACCTACAGCGAAGCGGTCGCGACCCCTGCTTATGCTGGTCCGAATGTCATCATCAATGGCGCGAGCACAGGCAGCGTCACCATCAGCAGTGGTGCCGCGAACTGCATCGAGGTGCAGGGGCCAAACACCATGACCGTGCAAAACCTGACCATCCAGAACAATGGCAACCCGAATGCCGTAGGCTTTGCCGCAGTGTCGGGTGCCACGATGACCACCAGCACTACGGCGAGTAACACGGTCGGCGGCCCAGTGTTCTACGCCAACGCCGGCGGCACGATGAACCCCGGGTCGCACACGTTCAGCGGCGGTTGCGAAGCGCTGTTTGGGGGATTCTTTCAGGGCACCGTCTTCGTCACCAGCAGCACGTACACATTTTCGACGCCCATCTCCGTGTCGATTGCATCGGCGCTGGCATTCAACGGCACCGTCAATATCAACAACCAAACGCCGCCAAATTTCGTCAACGCCAATTTCGTCAGCGGTGGCAAGTACTCTGTCCAACTGAACGGGGTCATCACTGCCCAGACGTTGGGCGTCAATTTCCTACCCGGCACAATAGCCGGGGCTTCGTTGTCGAACACCGGCGGCCAATATTTGCCATGATCCCAAATCTGATCCCGAGCGATTGGTACTGGGCGGCTAAAGACGGCCGCATCTATTCCAGTAGGCGCGACGCCTTCGTCTACTATGCCGATCCGGCATTCGAGGCCGGCAATTCGTCGCCATGGCCAACTGACGCAACCGGCAAGCAGACCAACGCCGCACTGCTCGCCGTGCTCCAGTTCTACGGCCTGACCAGCAAGGCCCTGAAGTGAGCGGCAATCTTTACTGAATCTTTCCCGCGCGGAGTTCTCATGAGTACGCTGCTTGGAATGCCATGGCAGGATATCCTGCCGTGGTTGGCGGTGATTGTCGCATTGTTAACGCTGCCTTGGGTGGCGTTGATTATCGTCTATGTCGGTGGTCTGATCCAGCTATCGAAGACACGATCTCTCAACGATAAGCTGCTCGACTCGATCGATAAGGCTCTTGAAAGGGCACAGACGGCCGCCCACGGGCCTGCCCCGGTGCCCGCCCCTGTACCGCCCCCGACTCCGGCCCCCGCACAGACGCCCGCACCCGCGCCGCCAGCCCAGCCCCCGCAGACTGCGCCGCCAGCGCCCGCCGCGCCCTATGCCAATGCGCCATGGGTCAATCTGGCGTTGCACGAGATCGGCTTCCACGAGACCGGCAACAACCAAGGCATCTCCCGCTACATCGCCATGGCCCATTGCGGGGCCGAGGGTGACCCGTGGTGCGCGATATTTGCCAACGCCATGCTTGAGCAGGCGGGTGTGCCGGGTACGAAGTCGCCATCCTCGCAATCCTTCCGCACCGATCCGAACTTCATCCCGCTCAGCCAGCCCGCGCGTGGCGCGATCGTCGTCTATTGGCGCATCTCCAAGGCCAGCGGGCAGGGGCATGTCGGCTTCTATTGGGGCGAGGATTCCGCCCATGTCTGGACCCTCGGCGGCAACGAGAACGACATGGTCCAGATCGAGGCCTTGCCGAAGGATAGCTCCTCGTTTGGCCTGATCGGGTATTGGTGGCCGAAGGGTGTGCCGCTGCCCAAGGGTGGCCCCGTGATGATGCCGGCGGGTTCTCCGGTCAGTATCCAGGCTACGCCAGCCGTCGCATCAGCGCCCACGTCTGCCCCGGCAAACGGCGTCCAGACCAATATCACCGCGACTGTGTTCGGCGGCCAGACCTCGGCCTATGGCCCGCCGATCAACGACAACAGCCCCGGCGTCGCGCTGCCGTATCGGTTCTCTAGCCCGAGGCCGCGGGTGCGCGTCATGAACGCAAGCACCAATGCTTCGGTCGACTGCGACATCGTCGATATCGGCCCGTGGAACATCAACGATCCCTATTGGCAAACCGGCGCGCGTCCGCAGGCCGAGAGCGGCACCGACCTCGGCCAGACAGGCAAGGTCCGCCAGACAAACAAAGCCGGAATAGACCTCACCGCCGCCGCTGCGAAGGCAGTAGGGGTCGATGGGAAAGGCTTGGTCTCGTGGAGCTTCATCGACGATCCATCATCCCCGAAAGTTTCGTAAAGGAGAGAGTAAATGACTGTTGATATCAAGAGCGTCGCCGGTACCGTTGCCACGGTCGACGAGACCGTGATGCAGGCGCTGCCGTTCATCTCTGCCATCATCGGCTTCGTTCCCGGCGCGGCGGTCGCTGTCCCGTTCATGCCGCTGGTCGGCGAGGCGCTCATGGCGCTCGACAACGCCGCCAAGGCGGTTGCGGCGGGCAACAACGGCGCCGCGGTTCAGGACATCTTCACCGAGATCATGAACCATCTGACGCCCGGCAAGCCGAACTCTACGGCGCTATCGGCCACCACTCCGTAAGGGGGCGTCCATGACCCCCGAGCAAGTCAGGGAGATCGCCGAAGACGTCGCAAGAATCGTCGCCGCAGAAGCGGCAAAGGAGGCCGTCAAGGAGACTCTCACGGCGCTCGGGGTGAAGGTCGACAATCTCCCGGAGGAACAGCAGGTGTGGGCCTTCGCCCGTACCATGCAGCAGGGGACGCATCGCGGCGTTCGTGTGCTGATCACCAGCACGCTCGGCGCGGTCGTCACCCTGGTTGTCGGATGGATCTGGTACGCTTTCTTCAAGCAGATACCCCCGCATCCGTAAAGACCACCACGTCGGCGTGTTCGAACCGCGCCGACGTTGCTTCGTCCAACCCACGGGGCCTATATGCCCGCGCCTAGATGCTCTGATGAAGAGTTCATGCAACTCTTTAGCCAGATGGGTGCCGCCAAGCTTGCAAGGCACCTTGGTATCACGTCTGAAAGGCAAGTCTACGCACGACGACGCGCCATTGAGACTCGTTTATCGGCGTCTATCCCGCCGCCGATGGTCGGCGGACCGCCGAGCTTCAACTATCCCGGTTGCGTCAATCTCTCCCTGAAGAACGGCACCATTCTCGTCGGTGGAGATTTCCACCTCTGGCCCGGCAGAAACCCCGTATGCTTGCGGGCTTTCAAAAAGTTCGTCGACGACATCAAGCCAGATGTGGTGATCCTCAACGGTGACGTTTTGGACTTCCCCAAGATCAGCCGACACCCCCAGAACTGGGAGAGTGCGCCTGATGTTTGGGAGGAGCTAGAATGCGCGCAGGACCACTTGCACGACATCGAGCAGCGCTGCAAGCGCGGGGCTAAGAAGGTCTGGCCGATCGGTAATCATGACCAAAGGTTCGAGAACCTTCTCGCCAACTCAACTCCGCAGTTGAAGAAGGTCAAAGGAGTCCATCTAGCCGATCATTTCCCGAACTGGGAAAAGGCTATGTCGTGCATGGTTAATTACGGCCTTGAGGCTGGTCGTACCATGATCAAGCACAAGCCGATGGGCAACGGCAAGCATTCTGCGTACAACGCCGTCAAGGCAACTGGCACGCACACTATATTCAATCATCTGCACGCGCAGAAAATCAGCCCGGTCTCCGATTATCGCCCCTTTGATCTCTATGGCGTGGACACCGGATGCATCGCTGACAAGGAAGATCAGGCCTTCGGATACACAGAGAACAATCCTCTGGACTGGCGGTCGGGCTTCGCACTGCTGACCTACCTCGACGGACGCCTGATGTGTCCCGAGTTAATTACGAAGCTGACCGACACCTCGGTCTACTTTCGCGGGCAAGTCATCCGAGTGTGAGGTCTGGTCGTGAACGTCGCAACTTGCCTCCAAGGCTTGCCGCGCACGCTCAAGATAGGGGCCTATGACTGGGCGGTCGTCGTCATCGACGGCGAGCACGATCTGTGCGGGCAGGCTGTCTTTGCGGAAGACCAAATACGTCTCTGGCCGGCCAACATCACGACACCCGGCCACGCCGTCGGCATCGTGCTGCACGAATGCTACCACGTCATCTACCACAATGAGAGCTTGCGCACGAAGCGGCTCAATGGTTCGCGTGAAGAGGCGATCGTGGCCGGTTTCGAGATCGGGACAATCTCGCTGCTGCGCGATAACCCCAAGCTGCTCACATGGATGAAACGTTGGCTGGGGGCGAACCGATGACCGCATACCTGATTCAAGAGGTCGACGGCCTCGCCAAAGCCGAGATCATCCGCTATCTCAACGCGCAAGAGCCGGACACATTCCCGGCACTGTCTGACAAGCATTTGAATGGTTACTGGTGGCTTGCTCGATCGGCCCATAACCACATCGTCGGTATGGCGGGTATGGTGCCATTCTTCGAGCGCGACGACGGCATTGGTTATTTCAAGCGCACCTATGTCGTAGAGGGGGCAAGGGGCAGGGGCATCCAGCGCCTTTTTATGGCCGCCAGAGAGGCCAAGGCTAAGGAGGTCGGTTACCGACTCCTAGTGTCCGAGGCGTTCGAAAATCCGCATTCCGAGCGAAATTTCTTGGCATTCGGATTCGAGACGTTCATACCGGAACAACCTTGGGGCAAGCCTGGTTCGACGTATTTCCGCAAGAGGATTTGATGCGACGTTGCTACGTGGCTGGACGAATTAGAAGCCAGAGGGATTACCGGGAGCGGTTCGCCAAGGCGGCCGAAAGACTCAGGCGCGAGGGCTGGTCTGTCTACAACCCGGCAGCCGCAAACCTTGAAGGCCTGCCGCTGGCACGCATCATGGCTCACGTTCTCCCGCAACTCTGTGAGTGTGACGCCATCGCGATGCTGCCGGGTTGGTGGATGCGGCTCGGCGGCGCATGGATTGAGTATCTGCTGGCACGGTATCTAGGATTACAGCGAATCTATCTCTAGCCACTGCGCACCGTTCCAAATGATGCGGACGGGGTCGAGTGGCACCATAGACGCCAGCGGCTCCCACGGCGAAGGCGTAAGCGGCATAAGCTGCCGTATCTCGCCCATTGCGGGCTTGCGGTCGGGACGAACGGGCAGCAGCTCATAAGTTACGACGTGTTCGCCGTTGTTAAGTTTGGTCAGTAAAGATTCAATCATAGGATGCCTCTGATTTTAACCTAACCTATAAGCAAGAAGAACCGCCGCCTCATCTGGCCCCGCTGCTCCGAAGGGAGTGGCGGGGCTTTTTTGTCGTTTAGGCATCATCGCCCATATCGTCTATGCCGTCGCTCCACATTCCATCCAAAATGCTGTCCAGATCCTGAACCAAGTCAGAGACGCTATACTCAGCCGTAAGACTCACATTTCCGGGAAGCTCATGCAGCCAATCACGCAGGGTCTGGAGATCAGAACCACTTAGGCGCTCATTTTTATCGAATGGTCTAAGTTCCGTCTTCATTTGCGCTTCCTCAGGGCGACTTACGGTTAGCGATCTGTAGCAGAATGTCTGCATGACACGGCTGGTCAAGTGGACAGAAGCAGGCCAGATTTTTGCCCTTCAGGATGCGCCTAGCGGCCTCTGCGAGCGACGAATCCGGCGGGCAATAGCCGGCAAATTGAACAACAGCATATGCCCGGCCGATCGCATCGTTCGTTGGCGCTTTGAACGGATTCCCCCAATCTGTTCCGCGGCCGACATAGACCGTATTTGGCGGCATGCGCCATCCCTTCGTTCGTTTCCGTTGGATGCGCTGTGGCTGACTGTCTGTCATGGCTTACCTATCTCAGGGCGATCGCCGCCGAGAGTCATGCTTGGCCTGCACAAAGCAGGCCCCGGCCGCAAAGCCGAGCATGAAGACGGAGACGGTTAAAAGGATCAGGTCGCCCATTGTGGCTTATCTCAGGGGGATGGGCGGGGAAGGTGGGGTAGCGCCATCCAGTGTGTCGGTTCATCGCCCGGCATCTCGCCAAACTTAGACCGCTCGCTCGTGCCAGAGTAATACCAACGTCCGGCCGCTGTGTAGAAATGCCCCATGCGTATCCATTTCTTCTCGGCGTGGCATAGCAGTAGCCACGGGCCGAATGGCCCCTTCAGGGCTTTGGGTGCGGTTGAAATCGGTTGCCAGCCTGTCATGGCTTATGAACGGCGCTCAAGATCGGCGACAAGCTTTCGCACGTCTACCTTCGGCCGTTCGCTCATTACAGGGCCTTCCGTGGCGCGGCCACTTTCTATCTCGTCCATAGCCTTGTTTATTTCAGCGCAAATCTCTTCTGCGGTCGCAGGCTTATCGCCGCGCGTGATCTTGAAATTCACAAGTTTCCGGTTCGGATCGCCGAATAGCCTATCCTGAAGGCGCTTTTGTTCCGGTCCCATGTGTTCCATCCCTATTTAAGAAAACCGGCCAGCAAGACAAACCATCGTCGAAAGAAGCCTCGCTGTTTCGGTCGATATCGGTAGTGCCTTAAGTTCGGATTTGTCACGGTTCACCCCTGTTTATGATTGCTGAAGTCTGCGAGCGCGGCGCGCTTTGATTTTCTCGATAGATGCTTTGACCTGGTCCAATTCTCCGTGCCGTAGCTTGCGACTCCTTGTGCCTCTATACGTCGCGTCAGAGGTGAACATTCCAGCGTCCTCTATGCCACACTCGATGAGGTCTTGCCGATCGGCGTCTGATTCATCGCCCATGTTCTACTCCCTTGTCCGTTGGTTGCTGTTTAAGACTGAACGAGACGGTTTTTATGGCGCTCGACCGCCTCGGCCGCGCGCTTGTCCTGCCGTTCGATGGCGCGATCCATGATCGTGCTCTTTGCCATCCGTTCTCGGCACGATACCAACAGCGCATCAACGTCGCACAAGTCCGATTCGAGCGAGGCAATATAGGCCCGAAGCTCGTTTATGTTTCTCTGCCAGCTCACAGCTACCCTCCCTGCTCAGGATAGACCGTCAGAAGGCCATCGAGCGCGCCATTCGAGACATCGTTCGCACTCATCAATCCATCCTCCGTCTTTGGTACCGCTGCCAACCGCCCGGCGCCATTGGTGCCCCAGCAACCAGCATATTAATTTCCGCAGCTTCATCGTCGTTCCTCGGTCAGAGCCGGCGGCGTGCGGCTAGCGATATCTGGCGCTTGCTCTCGCCGTCGAATTTAAATGCCTCAATGTCGCGGCCAAGGTGTTCGAGAATAAGCTCGATCACCTCGTCTTTTTCTTCCGGCGACAATTCAGAAAACTTCGGGTTCGTCAGTTCCATGGCAAATCCTCGGTCACGAAAATAGCTTTATGGCTTCGCCGACCAGAAAGCCCAGCGCTAGGCCGATGAAAAGTTGCGCTTGCCATGGCAGTCTCACGTCCGCTCTCCATTCACGAACGGCAACCGCGCCAGCGGCAGCCAAGAAGCCAGTCTAGCGCTCGACCAATATATCCGACTTCTCGACCGCATCGCTGGCAGCACCAATTTGGATGTCTGGTCCGGTATCGGATGTGACGAAAATTAGGATTGCTCATTGCCAGTCTTCGGTCGCGTCATAGACGTATTGGTCATCTTCGTCGTCGGGCCCACCCCATGGCCAAACGTTCCATTGCTGCGCCCATTCCGCTGATGCGCGCATAAAGGAGCCCATATCGGCAAAATCACTCTTGCGAGGTTTGGGTGGTCGTTCCTTCACCTTGCGCCTCCATCGCCATTCGAGACGCGCGGGCCAATATTTGAAAGCGCGCCGATCGCTTGGGTGCGTTGGAGCCCATCGGCAGCGCTCCCTGTGATAATTTCTAAGGAGCGGCGCATGACCTCATGCTCATTCAAAATCTCCGGAAGGTTGATTGCTTCTAGAATCGACGAAACCTGCCTGCGCCAAATCCCCGCCATTCGCAGCCACTCCATTTCCTTAACCTCGTCGTTGTAACCTTGATAGATCGACGATCGCCAGAGGGCCCGAGCGCCGGCTTCGATCATTTCGTCAGGAATCAT